TCATTATTTTTTATCACGTATCCATACTCACAATTAGGGGTATAAATACCAACGTATAATTTACCATTTAGATAGCCCTCGAAACCCACGAACATACTTAAAAATGTAATTGTTGTCAACATAGTTTTTCTCCTTATATACTATATATCGACACTCCACATGATATACTTTATATAATTATAGAAAAATATGTAAGTCTATACTGACAAAGGACTTAGCGTTTCGCGGCGCGCCCCGCGCCCCCTTAAGAGGGGGTTTGGGGTAAATCAAAGCATGGAATCTCTGGTGGACATTCATTCAGGTGGATCACCGTACAACATATGATACCGGCGATCATAGCGAGGGCGAGTATTCTTACAATCCGTTTCTGCTCTTTTTTCATTGTTGTCTCCGTACAACGTTTCACAAAGTGACCACATCAACGCAACGCCTACCATGTATCCTATCACGATAGACTGTAAATCCATTTCAATAATCCCCATAATCATCCTCCCATTGTTCTATGTAATCATCCCCACCATACAAGTCCTGACATTCTTCGTAGTGGGTTGGCTGTCCGTCATCTTCCCACTCGTCTACTTCAATAGACTCGATAACATCACAATCAGGCGATTGTACCCGACTGTCATAAACGATACCGGCTAGGATACTGTCGAAATCTGCGTTTTCAAAAATGCTCATTTTATTCCTCGTTAATATATCGTACTCGTAAAATGTTAGCGGCTACACGTACCTCGTCATCATACTTGTGTTCTTGACAGGCCAACAAATAGCATTGTAATTTATCTGTGGTAAACTTGTCAAGTTCATCATACAAAGATTTTTGTTTGTATTCATTCATTCTACTACCTCCGGCGACATTTCCTGTTCGTGCAATCTTACCATATTATCTTCCTGCTCGTCAAGCCAAGCCTCATATTCTCGACGGGCTTCGTATGATTCCAACTCTGCAAAGTATTCAAAATTGTACATTCTATTCTCCTTAAATGCACGGGGTGTAACTGCTGAACACTGATACCACTATAACACACAACACAACAACAATCAATAGTAATTCTTGGTCTGATTCTCGCATAACTTTCCTCCTTAATAAGTATATCGACATTGTACAGTACTATCTTTAATCTGTCAAGTATATTTTTTCGCTGACCCTCGCTGACGCTGACTCCCTCATATCCCTCTATCCTATAGGATAGGATAATACATACGTACACCATCCTCCACATTGCCCATCTTGCCCAGACCTCCTACCCTACCCCGATGGGCGGGGTTTGCGTAGGACACCCCGCTTGCCCTACCTTGTCATCTGGAGTATCTTGTGTGCCTTGCCTGATGTTGTCATCTTGCCTAGTCGGTTGCTGATTACCCAACCCTTCACGCCTGCCTGCCTCCACTGTTTTACCTGTTTTACCAGATCGTCAATTTCTGCCTGCCTTGCGTCATTTACCATAACTAGGAAATCTTGCCTAGCTTGCATCACTTCACTGTAATCACCGAACCCCTCGACAGGGGGACGTATCGGCAACTCGCCAACATTTGTTTCACCCTTGCGAATGTTGCAAGTATGGCATAGGGTTTGCATGTTGCACAGGATAGACTTACCGCCTTTCGACTCTGGTACGATATGATCACATTCGAGACTATCGACATCACCGATACCACAAGCACGGCATCGGTTGTTGTCACGGTCAAGAATTAGTTTGCGGAATTTTGCGTTGTTGTGTTTTTTGATTCGCATTATTGTTTCCTCGTGGGTTAATAATAACAGTCTAATCTATATCATCGACCGCTGCAAGCACAAAATTTAGAAATAATACATTATCTTTTTTTCTTGTTTTTTATGTTCGTTTGGCATGAAACTATATTTGGATTTTCTCAAGATTTATCTGGACAAGGCCGAATAAATATATATACTTAAGGTATAACAAACAACACTTTGAAAGGTTTTAACATGTCAAACAATTTTGAAATTACTTATCACTCCGATTGCTGCGGTTCCTATGTTCAGTCCGATGCACAAATTTGCCCCACTTGTTATGAGCATTGTGAAGTTATCGAGAATCGGGTAGACTTCGATGATTCGGAAGCAGTACATTTTGAAGCCAGCCTAGATTTTTACGGGGCTGGTTAAGATCGTGTTTCTTACTTTTACTTTTCACTCTTTACACTTAGGAATATTACAATGGTAAACATGACAAAAAAAGGCATTACAATTTCTTGCGTTTACAATAACAAACCACGTACAGGCATGGTAGAAAAAATGCAAGTCGTTAATGATCGTATCTTATTGACTGTAAAAACTGAGCAGGGTTATCGTGCCATGTATGAAGACAAGATGCAAGATTTTAAGATTACAAAATAATTTGCACGCCCCGCGTTGGGGGGGTTTTATCTTGTAGCTGTACGAGCGTATACCCCCTCGATTGGCGGGGGGTGGTTGTTACGCAATTTTAAATCTAAGTGTATATGTATTACCCAATCCTCCCCTGTCGCACCTAACAGTTACAATTAGGTGGTATTATTCTTGTTAATAGTGTATAATCCCTAATAGGAGATACAATATGAATAAATCGAAACAATTAGAATGTCAATTAGATTGCAAGGCTACAGCAGGACTGCGTGATGAAGTCATAAAAGATTTCGCTCAAGAAGATCGCCCACTAAAGGAACTACTGGATGAGCAAGAAGCCGCTGAAAACAAGTTACAAGATAGCGACAGAGAACTTTAGACCAGTACAAGATAGATCGAAAGCGTTAGAATTACTTGGAACTGAAAACTTACCTAAAAACACTACAGGGGACGAGTTCTATACTTTCCTAGAGGTTTTTGGTAAGAAAAACTCTTTTTACTACATTGCAGAATTAAACTGCGAAGTAGAAGAAAACATTGCAGAGATAGGTATAGGCCACCTAGCTACTTCTAATGATAAAATTCTATTAGTACGTGAATCTGCATCTGCTGTGTTTACTGAAAACTCTTTATCTTCGAGTGACGGTAATTTCCTATCTTTTGCTGAAAGAGATCGCACTCAAACTTTAATTGTTAAAAGTTATAATCCCCCTAGTGCAGAAGTAACACTTGAAGAACCTAACTCATTGCTTAAGTCTAATACTGATGGACCTCCTTCTCCCATAAAAATTGAAAATGATTCTGTTTTAGTATGTATAAATAATGAACTAGCATCTGTAACCCTAGAGGAATTCGCTGGCTTGCTTAAGAGGTATTTATGAATATACCCAAGAACATGACCAAAGAAGAGGTACTTGATAAAATTAACCTTGTTGTCAATAGGATATCGCCCAAGTATACATTTCACGGTTACGATCTTGATGATATAAAACAAGAAGCTTTTATGATATGTATGGATGCACTTAATAGATACGACCAAAAACGCCCATTAGAAAACTTTCTTTCTGTTAATCTTTCCAATAGACTTAAAAATTTCATACGTGATAATTATTATATCGGACAAGACGAAAAGAAACGTAATGTCCTTTGTCCACAACAGCTAGCTTACGAAGCTTCCATCCCACAAGAAGAACTATGTTTAGATGAAAAGGTAGACTTCTCACAAATACAGAATATTATAAATGAACACTTACCAGCTGAACATAGAGCTGATTATCTTAAAATGCTTAATGATGTTTATGTTTCTAAAAAACGTAGAGAACAAGTCATAGAAATTATAAAGGAGTTGATACATGAAAAAGGGTAGATTCTCCAAAGAAGAAGAAAGAACTATTGGTCGTCTTATTAATAGCATGACACCTGAAGACATTGCCATTCAACTAGATCGTGATACTGAATCTGTTGTAAACTTTATTAAACGTAAATTTAACGTAGGTATATCTAGAGAAGAGCAAGCAGCTTATTCACTAGAGAATCGCCCCTATTACAAAGAACTTAGACAACAGTTTACAGATGAAGAATTAGAACTATTTAAATATCATTGGTCCCGCATGGTCTCCCAGTTTAAGAATGACGTACTACCTACAGAAGAAGTACAGATAGTAGATACCATAAAACTTGAATTACTTATGAATAGATGTTTAAAAGGTAATAAAGAAAACATCGAACAAATTAACACATATGACCACATGATACAAGACGAACGAGCTAGAGACAAAGATCAACAAGACATAGACTATATTATTAACTTAGAAAGACAGGTGGCTTCACTTAGGGCTTCGCAGGAAAGTTTGAATAAGGATTACCGCGAGTTGCAGGCCAAGAAGAGTTCTATGCTAAAAGAAATGAAAGGCACGAGAGAGCAGCGAATTAAACGACTAGAGGACAGTAAACTTAGCTTTACTGCATGGGTTGGCACTATAATGCAAGACCCAGAAATAATGAAGAAGTATGGCATAGAGATGGAGAAAATGAAACTAGCTATGGAGAATGAAAAGGCAAGACTTTCTGTTTATCATAAATATGAAGATGGAACTATTGATCAACCATTCCTTACGCCAGATACTGTAAAGGATTAATAATGGATTTTGTTATATTAGTTGGCTCCTGTGATAAGTACCATTATCTGTGGAATCATTTTAATTATCTATTCCACAAGTATTGGGATAATTCTATAGACGTTAAGAAATATATTATAACACAAGAGACGGACGCTAGACTACATAAATTTGAAACTATAAAGGTAAAGAATGGCACTTTTAGTATAGGCGTTAAAAAAGCTATAGATAAAATTAAACCAAAGAACATCCTATGGTTACAAGATGATTACTTTCTTAGAAATTATATATTGCTAGAGGAAATGCAGGCTTATTATGATTTCTTTATTTCTAATAGTGCGGGGCGATTTGGAATACACGACGATAGCGCATTCTACGCAAAGCTTCCCGTATATAAAAACATCTATAAGTTTCACCAACAAAGCTTATATACAATATCCTTACAGGCTTCCTTTTGGAATGCTAATTTTCTATATAGCTGTTTTGATAAAGATAACGAAGAAGACCCTTGGCAGTTTGAAGTGGAAGGAAGTCAGCGTTTGAATAACAATTGCTTACATAGAATCTTTTTCGCAATGCAAGAAAAGCCGTGGTATTTAGAGGCGTGTCGTAAAGGTAAATTCACAGAAGACTTCTATAATATATGTAAACAGGAGGGCATAAATGCCAACATTGCTTGATATATTGATGTGCTGGTCTGTTGCTCTAATGGTAGAGCTACCTATAGTGTTTCTTTTTATATATATAGCTAGAGATAAAGAATGAGAAAAATAGGAATAGTAGTTATAGCGACGAATGCATATTTTGCTTTGGGAGTAAAGTTCTTAAAGCAATTTACATTCTTTAATACAGGCCATGACAAGGTAACGTTTTATTTTTTCTCAGATACAGACCCAGCGCCCTATCTACCAAATGATCCGCGACTAAATGTTAAATATATACCAGAACATCACAAAAGGTGGGCAGACGGAACTAATTCAAAATTTAAAAATATACTTACTATGGAAGACGAGGATATTGACTATATTTATTACTTCGATGCAGATACTAGTGTTAGCAGGCCATTTACAACGGATTGGTTTATTGGCAATTTGGTAGGGGGCGAACACTTTGGAAACAGAACGTGGATGCGTGATAAGAAAGCATTTGACAGAAACCCAAGATCTAAATCATACGTACCATACGATACGCCGTTAAAACAAATGTATTACTACGGGGCGTTCTTTGGTGGAGAAAAAGATAGAGTTTTAAATTTTTGTAGGACGCTGAGAGAGTGGCAACTTATAGACAAGGAAATACCATATGAACCGGGAGTTAACGACGAAAGTTATATTAACGCTTATTTTCATTACAACCCTCCTTTTACTATAGAGACAGAGGAGTTTGTTTTTAATGTTAGTGATAAGTCTGGAGTGGGCGAGACTAGGAATCCTCATTTAAGTATAGAAACAATAAAGAAAGATTTATTAGAGAATAAAGATAATCGAATAGATATAAAAAATGGAAAGGTCGAAAGGATAACATGAAAGCAATAATCACAGGCATTACGGGTCAGGATGGAAGCCATCTTGCAGATTTACTCCTTGAAAAGAATTATGAAGTTATAGGAGTAACTAGAAGGTGCAGTGTAGACACAACAGAGAGAATTAAGCATCTACTTGACTTTGATAGATTCAAATTAATCGAGGGAGACATTACAGATGTAAGTAGTGTTATAAATATATTTAAAAATAACGAGAATGTAGATGAAGTCTATAATCTAGCGGCACAGTCGCATGTAGCAAGCTCATTTAATCAGCCATCTTTAACTTGGGATATTACTGGCAAAGGATGCATAAATCTCCTACAGTCTCTAGTAGACCTTGCGATGTTTAGAGTAAAATTCTATCAAGCTTCTTCTAGTGAAATGTTTGGAAGTTCCTATGATATTGATGAACAAGGAAGGAAATATCAAAATGAACAAACTAAGTTTATGCCTAACTCACCTTATGCAATATCTAAGTGCGCTGCTCATTACAGCGTTCGTCTTTTTAGGGACGCTTACGACTTACATGCTAGTTCTGGTATTCTGTTTAATCACGAAGGACCGCGAAGGGGTGAGAATTTTGTTACGCAGAAAATAGTTAGCTGGATTAAAAATTACAAAACATGGAAAGACAAAGTATGCGTAGGATCAACTTCTTATAATGATGACTATATATACTGCGATAGAGATACGGGCAATCGCTTCCCAAAGCTACGACTTGGTAATTTAAATGCTTACAGAGATTGGGGATATGCTGGAGATTATGTAGAAGCAATGTGGTTGATGTTACAGCAAGATTACGCAGATGACTACGTTGTATGTACAGGAGAAACTCATACTATAGAAGAGTTCCTAGAAATAGCATTTAATTATTCTGGTATAGGTGATTGGAAAAATTACGTAGTAGTTGATCCAAAATTCTACAGACCTTCAGAAGTAGATTACTTAAGAGGAGATTGTTCTAAGGCCAGAGAAGAACTTGGGTGGAAACCAAAGTACGACTTGGAGGGGTTAATCAAACTTATGTTAGATGCCAAACTATAGACTTTCGATAGATTTATCCGATTTACAAAATGATCTAAAAAACTACGTACTAACTGGCGAATACTCAATGCCTTTTGCTATGTGTTTTATAGAGGCATCTAATCCAGACACAGCGTGTCACGAAGCCATGAAAAGATTAATGAAAAAGATTATGAGACAAAAGCCGACTTTAGAAACTAGAATTATATGTAGAAAAATAAGAAAATTTATAAGGGTAGATAAAATAGAACAACTATGAAACGTAATTATGACGATCCAAATTATAAAAAATTTAGAACAGAGGTGTTAAAGAGAGATAAATTTAAATGCCGTATGCCTAACTGCAAATCGAAAAAAAATTTAAATGTACACCACATACAAACTTGGTCTAATGCTTCTGCTTTGAGATATGAACCGTCAAATGGAATTACACTATGCAAAAAATGTCACCAATCTATAACTGGTAAAGAATCCCACTATCAATTACTTTTTAGAGAAATTATAAATGGCTAAATATAAACAAGCACCAGAATTTACTGTTATTAAAGATACCCGTGAGCAAGACGGATATTACTTTAGTAAGTTTAATACATGTGCTGGTATGATAGAGCATAAGCTTGACACTGGAGATTATTCTATACAAGGATTTGAAGATAAAATATGCATAGAAAGAAAAGGATGTGTAGAAGAGCTTGCAATAAATCTTGGTTCTAAGAAACATGCTTTTATGAATGAGATAGAAAGGATGAAAGATTTTCCTCACAAATATTTAGTTTTGGAATTTTCTTTAGAAGACTTACTTAAGTTTCCAAAAGAAACTAGAATACCAATAAAGAATAAAGCGTCTGTAAAAATTACTGGTAGATATATGTTAAAATGTTTAGTTGAATTTGAATTATATAACGACGTACACGTTTTGTTTTGTGGCGATAAGCATACCGCCTTTTTAGCTGTAAGCAGTATATTTAAAAGGATTAACGAGATGTACACAATCGGAAGGAAATCGTAATATGATACATGACAAAGATATATTATACGATTTACATAACTATAATGCTAACATAGATAGCAGAGAAATATTTTTACACAACCATTACGGTTCTAATGATGAAGAGAATCCGGGTGTAGAATATAAGATGTCTAACACATTCTTAAAAAACTTACGAGCATTGGAACTAAAATCATCTAATCCAATTATCATACACATGCAAAGCGTTGGTGGAGAGTGGTCTGATGGTATGGCTATATACGATGCTATATCTATGTGTAGGTGTCACGTAACCATCGTAGCTTATGGTCAAGCAGAATCTATGAGTAGTATTATTTTTCAATCTGCTGATTCCAGACTCATCACACAGAATACATATTTCATGGCTCACTACGGTTCTACGGGTGCTAGTGGTGAGTATTTAAATGTTCAGAACTGGGTAAAATATGAAAAGCAGATATGTGATATTATGATGGACATATACGCCAACTCTTGCGTTGGTGGCAAATTCTTTAAAGATAAGTATGGATCTAAGCCAGAAGTTGACAAGGTTAAAAATTTCTTATATCGTAAATTAAAATCTGGCGATTGGTATATTACAGCAGATGAAGCTGTTTATTATGGTTTCGCAGACGAGGTAATCAATACGTGGCAAAAACTGAAAAGATAAAACAAATTGATGAGGCTTGGCTTGGCTTGGACTCTGTAGATTCTCAGATGTTCAATCCAATGTCCATGTTAAATCCAGACGAAGATGATTTTAATCTTAAGCTTGCTTGGCTTATGATTAGGCCAGAGTATTTATCTTTTATGTCTCATCATATACTTAATATACAATTACTACCATCTCAATCTCTTTTCTTGAACGAAGTATGGCAGAGAAAGTTTCCTATGCTCGTCGCAAGTCGAGGTTTTGGTAAATCATTTATGTTATCTTTATATGCTATATTAAGAGCTTTGATATTACCTAGACGTAAGATAGTTGTTGTAGGAGCTGCGTTTAGACAGTCTAAAGTTTTGTTTGAATATATGGAGACTATCTGGAGAAATTCTCCTATGCTTAGAGATATATGTGATAGCGATAGTGGTCCACGTAGAGACACAGACAGGTGTACCCTTCGTTTAAACGATAGCACTGTTACATGTTTACCTTTAGGTGATGGTCAGAAGATTAGAGGTCAAAGAGCTAACGACATTATTGCTGACGAATTTGCATCTATACCTAGAGAAATATTTGAAAATGTTGTAGCTGGTTTTGCAGCAGTAAGTTCTGACCCAGTAGCAAACGTAAAAAGAGTAGCAGCAGAAAAGAAAGCAAAAGAATTAGGACTGACACTAGAGGAAGAGCAGAAAGAACAAAGTAAAGATAATCAAATTGTTCTATCAGGAACTGCTTACTATGATTTTAATCATTTTGCCACTTACTGGAAAAAATGGAAGTCTATTATAAAAAGCCGTGGAGAGCTATCTAAATTAAAAGAGATTTTTGGAGAGGAACCTCCAGAGGATTTTGATTGGACTCAGTATTCTATCATACGTATGCCCTACGAATTATTACCTAAAGGCTTTATGGATTCTGATCAAGTCGCTAGATCTAAAGCTACCGTTCATACTGGCATATATCAAATGGAATACGGAGCTTGTTTTACTACCGATTCTCAAGGTTTCTTTAAACGTTCTTTGATAGAATCATGTGTCGTTAATGACAAGGAAACGATTAAAGATAGGCAAGGTAATGATATTATATTTCAAGCTCAGTTGAAAGGTCAGAAGGATAAGAAATATATATTTGGAGTTGATCCAGCATCTGAAGTAGACAATTTTAGTATTGTAGTATTAGAGGTAAACTCTGACCATAGAAATATAGTACATTGTTGGACTACAACTAGAACAGAACATAAAGAAAAAGTTAAAAAGGGATATGCCAGAGAAACAGATTTCTATTCATACTGCGCAAGGAAGATTAGAGATTTGATGAAACTATTTCCATGTATTCATATAGCGCTAGATGCTCAGGGTGGAGGTGTGGCTGTCATGGAGGCTTTGCATGACAAAGATAAGGTTCAAGAAGGAGAACATCTCATATGGCCTACTATAGATGATAATAAGGAAAAAGATACTGATGGAGAGCGCGGACTGCATATATTAGAGATGTGTCAATTCGCTAAGTATGATTGGTTAGCAGAGGCAAATCACGGGATGAGAAAAGACTTTGAAGATAAAGTATTACTTTTTCCATTTTTTGATCCTGTCAGTATAGCTATATCTGAACATGAAGATAATATGAAAAACAGAATATATGATACACTAGAAGAGTGTGTTACAGATATTGAAGAATTAAAAAATGAATTATCTATGATACAGATTACTCAAACAACTAGCGGTAGGGATAGGTGGGATACGCCAGAGGTTGTCATAGGAACTGGGCGTAAAAAGAAATTACGTAAAGATAGGTATTCGGCTTTGTTAATGGCTAACATGGCTGCTAGAACTCTAGGTAGAATGCCTACTGTTGCACAGCCCTCATTTTACGGAGGTTTTGCAACTGGTGGGCATTCTAGCAAAAAAGATGAGAAGATGTACACCGCTCCTTCTTGGTTTGAAGATGGCATGAAAAACGTGTATTAATTAGTATAATCCAATTACATTCCAATTGAGGTAAATAATGAGCGACGACATGATTACTTGGTCAGACGACGACTCTCAAAGCAAAACAGATGCTATGTCTAAAATGTCAGATAGCGTAGATGCTTATACTGGCTTAGGCAAGACTCAGGGTAGTACTTATAGGCATTTTATAGATATCGAGCCAAACCGCTCAGTAAGACCCGGATTTAACGCTAATGATTATTATGCATTTCGTCCCGGCGAAGCAGTTCCCAATCAGCAGCGTAGGATTATCAAGATGTGCATGGACGCATATGATAAAGTTGGAATCATTCGCAATATTATTGATTTGATGGGTGATTTTGGCAGTCAAGGTATTAACATCGTACACCGCGATAAAAGCGTTGAAAAGTTCTATCAACAATGGTTTAGAAATGTGAACGGTAAGGAAAGATCTGAAAGGTTCCTGAACAATCTGTATAAAGCTGGAAATGTAATTATTTATCGTAGCTATGCTAAAGTTACTCCTCAACTTAATAACTACATGAAGGCTTTGTCTTCAGACATTAAAGTAGAAGTGCCTAACTTAACCAAGAATGAAATACCGTGGCGTTACAATTTCTTCAACCCCTTGACTGTCAAAAATCACGACGGTAACTTATCTTTATTTATGGGTTATAAGAATCATTCTATTACTACTAATTCTTTTTTCGACAAGTTCAAGGCTGGAGACATTCCAAATCACGTTCTTGAAACTTTGCCACCAAATGTAAAACAAAGTCTTATACGTGGAGAAAAAGAAATACCTTTAGATCCAGAACGTTTAAGCATGTTCTACTACAAGAAAGATGATTGGCGACAGTGGGCTAATCCCATGATCTACGCCATTCTTGATGATATTATAATGCTTGAAAAAATGAGACTAGCAGATCTTTCTGCCCTTGATGGAGCTATTTCTAATATTAGACTATGGACTCTGGGTAGCCTTGATCATAAGATTCTTCCCAATAAAGCTGCTATAAATAAGCTACGTGATATTTTAGCTAGTAATGTGGGTGGCGGTACAATGGAATTGGTTTGGGGTCCAGAGCTTTCATTCCAAGAATCTAGTACAGATGTCCATAAGTTTTTAGGTTCAGAAAAATATACTTCTGTTCTTAATAGTATATATGCTGGTCTAGGTGTTCCTCCCACACTTACTGGTATGGCTGGAAATGGTGGTGGATTTACTAATAACTTTATATCATTAAAAACATTAGTAGAAAGACTGCAATACGGTAGAGATAGATTGGTTAAATTTTGGGAAAAGGAATTAGAGATAGTCCGTAAGGCTATGGGCTTCAGATATAAAGCTCACATTCAGTTTGATCAAATGACTCTATCTGATGAAGCCTCTGAAAAGAATCTTCTTATTCAGCTTGCTGACAGAGATATTATCAGCCATGAAACTCTTCTTGAGAGATTTAAAGAAATTCCTCAGATTGAAAATATTAGGATTAAACGCGAACTTAGCAAGAGAGATACTGTTGGGCCAGAAAAAGCTGGACCTTTCCACCCACCTCCTCCTCCAGAAAAACCAGAGTCAAATCCCGCAAAGGATGAGCCAGCTCCCGATGACAAAACTACAGATATAGAAGTTCAAGGTGGCAGACCTTTATTTAAGCAGGATGATGGGCCAAGAAAAAAAAGGGTAGAAAAACCAAGATCTAAGCCATCAGTCGCAGAGTGCTTTGTGTATGCGGAAGAGTCTTGGTCTAAAATATCAGAGGTTGTTACGAAGGCTTTTCTTGAAGTTAATCAAAAGAAGAATATGAGACAACTAACTAAAGCTCAGTTCGCTGATTTAGAAAAATTAAAGCTAGACATATTTACTAATTTTGATATTGGTGACGATGTTTCTGAAGCTAGCATTTATAAGTCCTTAAAAAACAATGTTAAAGCTCCTCAAAAGTTCACAAAAGATCTTGAAAGCAAAAATGTAAACATTGAAAGTATGAATATAGATACGTACAGAAAATATGTAATTGGTTCATATATTGACCACAAAATGCACGATTAATGATATTTTTGTTATTTTGTGTATAATGTTGTTGAGGAGTAACAATGAAAATATATCCACAAGAAATATCTGATGGCGTAGCCGATCTTGTACAATCTAGTGCAAGTTTGGCCTATTGTGCGCCTGCTATATTATGCTCTAATGGGGATGCGGAAACAATTGCTTTTGCTGAAAAAGTTAAAGCGGAAAGTGCCAATCCAAAACAACTTGATTTGTACTATATCAAGTCAATTCTTGTTTCTACTGGTTGGAATAAAAACGACGATGTGTTTACTCCAGAAGCTACATTCGCAGCTAGAAATACGCCAGAAGATAAACAATTTAATTTTATGCACAATGAAAATGACATTATAGGTCATATTACTGGAAGCTATGTAATAGACAAAGATGGAAACAAGGTAGAAGCTGAAGAAGCTCCCACAGATTTTGATATTATCTCAGAAGCCGTTCTTTACAATAGCTGGACAGATCCAGAAAATAGAGAAAGAATGCAACAAATTATTGCTGAGATAGAAGAGGGCAAATGGTTTGTTTCTATGGAATGCTTGTTTGCTGGCTTTAACTATGCTCTTACAGATGAGTTTGGCAAAGCTAGCATTCTGCAAAGAAATGAAGGTTCCGCATTTTTAACAAAACATTTAAGAGCGTATGGCGGTAGCGGTGAGTATGAAGGAAAAAAGGTTGGTCGCTCTTTACAAAACATTTCTTTTTCGGGAAAAGGTTTGGTCTCCAAACCTGCCAATCCCAGAAGTGTAATCTTGGATGCTAGCAGAGCTAGTTCAAATAGTGTTAACGAAGATTTATTAACTTTAGGAGGCTCAGATATGAGTGATACTAATGTGTTAGAAAAGCAGCTTGCTGAAGTTCGTAGTGAGCTAGCATCTGCTAAAGAAGAGTGTGTTACTCTTCAAGCTTCTCTCGACGAAGCAACTTCAAAAGAACATACCGAAGCGGTTGCAAAGCTTGAAAGTGACATTGTTGCACAAGCTGAAGCAATTAAGACTCTTGAAGAGTCTGTCACGGCTAAGGATGCTGCAATTACTGAACTTCAAGAAAGTCTTGAAGCTAAGAATAACGAGTTCATCGAAAAGATGAAAGAAATGAAGAAAATGAAGGACGAGAAAAAAGCCGAATCTCGTAAGGCTTCATTGGTTGAAGCTGGTTTTGAAGCTGATGAAGCTGAAGAATCACTTGTAGCTTATGACGCTCTTGACGACGACTCTTTCGACACTCTTGTAGCTTTAATGAAAAAGAAGTATGGCAAGATGGAAAAGAAAGAAGACGAAGAAGCAAAGATGGAAAAACCAAAAGCTGAAGAAGCAGAAGAAGTAGAAGCTGAAGAAGCTGAAGCAGAAGTCGCTGCTGAAGAAGCTCTAGAAGAAGTAGAAACAACTGAAGCTACTTTAGTTGATGCTTCTGACGAAACAGATGAACTAGAGGCCACCAGAGCGAGTGTAGCTCAATGGCTTGAATCAAACGTACTCAGCAAATAATTTTAAAGGAGAAAATAATTATGGCTTTAAAATCAGATAGATACGAACTTCAAACTGATATCAGCTTTTTCTATAATGCTGGCACAGCCACCCGTGGTTGCGTCGTCGTTCATGATACAGCTGGTTCAGGTGCTGCAATGGATCAGGGTGTTAACCTTGTGAAGAAGCATACGGCTGGCGTTCCAGTTGGTATCCTTCTCAATGATGTAGTTAATAAGGATCTTACTCGTACACATCTTAATCAGCACAAAGATGAAGTACAAAAGGGTGGCAAGGTAACTGTTCTTCGCAAGGGTTACGTTGTTACTAATGACATTAACGGTCAAGATCCTGTAGCTGGATCTGGAGCTTATGCAAGTACTGCTTCTGCTGGTGCGCTTGCTATGGCTGGAACTCATCAAGTTGGACGATGGTTGTCTTCTAAGGATGAAGACGGTTACGCCAAAGTCGAAGTCAACCTTCCCTGAACATAACATATTAAAGGAGAATTAAATATGCCTATTAATGAAAGACCTAGTGATGAATTCATTAGTCTCCTGAAGCAATCAGGGGATGGTGATGTAAACGTAGCACAAGCTGCACAGCGAGAATTCGCTAAAGCACTTGAGCTTCCACTTCGCAAGGGTGTGCTTGTCGGTAACATCCTTGGCGATATTTTTGAAACCATCAACGTAGAAGCTGGTTCAACAACCGAGTTTCCTCTTGATCTTATCAGCCCCGGACTTGAAGGTGAGCATGTAGCTTACACCAATCCCGGTCATGGTAGAATTCCAGAGCGTTCGGTTGAAGGTGACTACGTAATGATCCCAACGTACAGCATTGCATCTTCGGTTGATTATCTCCTCCGATATGCCCGTGAAGCTCGTTGGGACATTGTTGGTCGCGCCATGCAGGTCATGGAAGCTGGTTTCACTAAGAAGATGAACGACGATGGATGGCACACGATCCTCGCTGCTGGCGTTGACCGTAACATTCTCGTGTTCGACGGTGACGCAACCGCTGGATTGTTTAGCAAGAGACTTGTTTCTCTCATGCAAACAGTTATGCGTAGGAACTCTGGTGGTAACAGTGCTTCAACTGGTCGTGGTCGTCTTACTGACATCTACGTTTCACCAGAAGCCCTTGAGGATGTTCGCAATTGGGGTCTCGATCAGGTTGACGAGGTAACTCGTCGTGAGATTTACACTGCTCCAGAAGGTGGCGCTCCCATCACACGGATCTTTGGTGTTAATCTTCATGATCTTGATGAGCTTGGAGAAGGTCAGGAATATCAGACTTTCTTCACTGGCGAACTTTCTGGTGCTGTTCAAACTAGCGACCTTGAGCTAGTCGTTGGTCTTGATCAGTCCGCTAGTGATAGCTTCGTAATGCCTGTTAAGGAGCAGTTGCAAGTCTTTGAAGATCCTACTCTTCATCGTCAGCAGCGAGCTGGATATTACGGCTTTGCAGAGCTTGGCTTTGGCGTATTGGACAACCGTAGAGTGATCCTTGGCTCATTCTAATCTGTACCAATAGCACAGAACGAAAAGCCGCCCTCATTTGCTTGGGGGTGGCTTTTTTCGTGTATATAACAGTAGAATCACACCCTCGTAGGACTCTATACAGGAGAAGATTATGGCTGCTTTATCTGATTATCTTGAATCAGGCATATTGAAACATATATTTTTTGGAGAAACATTTACAAGCCCATCGAACATTTCCGTTGGACTAACCAGTACTGTGCCAACAGATATTGATAGTGGAGAAACAATTGAAGAACTTCCCTCTGGAGCTTTTAAGGGTGCTTCTTTTGTTGATACTGGATATAGAAGAATAAATCTTGGAAACAGCACGGATGGTAATAACGTATGGAATCAAATTGGAATTGATACGACAACACCTTTTCAAGTTAATTCTTCTGAATCTGGAGTTGGATTACCACCTAATAGTGGATACTTTTATCCTCTGTATTTGGATTCTGCTAAAGCAGTATCTGAATCAACTGAATCGGTTCAGTCTGCAACTGAATATACATTTACAGAAACTCACCCCGGTGTAGTTTTTTACGGTCCAGATGGACTTGTTGTTTCTGGAGACTATAGCTCGACAGATCCGGGTTATATTGAATACGATGGAAATGGATTTATTAAAAATAAAAATCAACTAGCCTTTCCAACAGCTAATGTCAATTGGGGTTTTATTTCGGGAATTGTTATTACGGACAGCGAGTTTGTTGGCTCTGGAAATGTATTAATGTACTCAGAGTTGCAAAATCCTAGAAACATCTTTACAGGAGACAGTATTAAATTTGATACAAATTCTTTAGAAATTAGCTTAAAATAACCTGAGAGAACTACCTAATGACTATTGTTTCTAAAAACCAATTGGTTGATAGTATAAATGCGGATATCAATAATAATTCTAATCAAGAAATTTCTCCAGAAGATATTCGTCATAATCTAATAGATCTCATTGACTCTGTTCATTTGTTGCTAGATAGCACAAAAGATATTACTATTGCAAAATTAACTTCTTCAAATTTTTATACGCCATCTAATAGAAGTACTATAGTTGGTGAAGAAGCAATAAGCAAACTGCATTTAGATAGTTATGTCACTAACGACAATACAGCTGTTGGATATGCTTCTCTTAAAAATAATTATCAAGGAAGTGGTAATACCGCTGTAGGAACTTTCGCCCTTAGCTGCAATGTTTTTGGTGATAATAATTCTGCATTTGGTGTCAATAGCCTTAGTGCAAATACTAATGGCTTTGCAAATGTTGGTATTGGTAATTATGCTTTGACGAGAAATAAAACTGGCGATTTTAATATAGCGATTGGGCATGGAGCTGGCTATTATTCAAAAGATGAAAACTATAAATTATTTATTGCTAATCATCCAGCTAACGAAGAATATGTTTGCGACAATCCTTTTGGATCTGGTTTGACTCCTTTAATATATGGAAATCTTTTAAATGAAGATCTTGTACTTGGAGTTGGAACTAGAACTTTATATAGTCACTCTATTGGTGTTATTCAATCCAGTGGAGCCATTTCTCCAACTGTAGGCAATACTTTTGATATCGGTCATAAAGATTATAAGTGGCAAAATGTACATACTAATAATATTATACTATCTAGTGACGTACTAATATCTAAGTCAGATTCTAATGATGCAATAAAAGTTTCTGGAAGTCTATTACCACACGACAATAAAGTTTACCACTTAGGTTCTTCTAGCGCATACTTTGCTAGCGGTTATATCAGTCATCTATTCACTGATGTTACTAACACAATATCAGATAATCATTACGAAGGTAAAGTTTTGTACGTAGCTTCTAGTGGAGATCCACCAGAGGCTTATTTAACACCAGAACAACTTTCAGGTGGTGGTATAGTTGTTCGCGGTAGTGGTGAGGGTACTGACCAAGGTGTTGATTATGCATTTTTGTTTAGACCTAGCGGCGAGTCTTCAGTTCCTTTCCACTCTTTTGAAGAGTATAATGGTCTTTCTAGATCTTTCTGGGAAAGTAATATTAGCTTGCATACGACTTCTGGTAGTCATGTTCATACTCCAAGACTTTTAAATAGTGGTGAGCTTGACCTTGTAGTATATTCCTCTGGTCAGTCAGAGTTTGGAATGTACTTAAATAGTGGAGCTTTATATATTACATCCGACAGCGGTGGAATATTTGGCATAAATCCGGGTTCTAGCAGTGGCCTGTTATCTGGAATGGGTAGCGTTAACATGTTGTCGCCTTCTGGAGTAAACGATAATTATTTTGTAACTGTGGGATCACTAGAAAGTGGAGTTACTGTTGGTCAAAGATTTATAACTGGGGCTAAACGAAGAGAAAAAGATGATGACAGTCTTGATAAATTAAATGGATTTACACATAAATATATAGATGCTTCTAATACAATATACTCTGGCCCTAGAGTCGATAGATTTGTAATTTCATCTCACGACAATTCTTCATATGGTGTTAATAATCTAATACTTATGAAGAATCACAGTAATGGTGGAATTTTAGGAGTAAATAATTTCAGCGAAGGTGGAGACGCTGTAATACCTCAAACATCTTTTAATGTTAGAACAAATCATGATGCAGCTGCTAGAATCACTGCTGAAAATGCTGGTCAAGTATCTTCAGCCCTACAGTTATTAACAAACCTTAACTGTTTGTCTAGTGGTTTGGAGATTAAATATAATGGTGGAGCTAGTGGTATTGCAGAGTTTAACATGTATGATGCTTCTGGCATGATAAACGCTGCAAACATTACCAAAGATGGTCATTTTGGTATATTGTCTAGCGGCTCTCTTAATCGTCATCTAACTGTCGGTGATGATGGTTCTCCTAACGCCGTAATAGCTATTCATGTTGTAAGCGGATTGCATCCAACTTTCAGTACAATATCAACCCACGGTCAGATATACTGTAAAGAAATGCCTAGCGGAACTCCTACAAATATTGGTCAGACCTTAAGAACTTTTACAATGGATGATGCTGGCAATGAATTAAACATGACTAGAAACATGTTTCTTCATAGCGACGGCTTAGTTTATCAAGATAGCAATTTCAATACTTTTGCTGGTTTGTCATCTACTTTAGATAGACAACATTTAAATAGTGCTGTTCACAATGTAGGCTATGGTAATGGAGCTTTAGCATTAAATACTTCTGGCGATTATAACACCGCCCTTGGTTCTCTTGCTCTTAGCGGAGTAGTTGCAAGTAGTTACAATATTGGAATCGGCTATGCTACTGGAGCATCTTCTAGTGGTAATTATAATCTATTGATAGGTAATTCTTTAAACGCTGTTAACGGAGAAAGTTATAAATTTAAACTTGGAGCTAATAGTAGCAATGTATTGATGAGTGGTTGTACTGGACCACTAAATGCAGACAGAGTTTTATTCTTACCAAATGGAAAATTATCTGTACAAGAAGATAACAACAAAAGCTTATATCTATCTAATAACTTAATTAAAGTAACCAATCACAGTTCTGCAACTCAGTTACCTCCAGATTCCCTTAGTTTAGATTTTTCTCATTCTGTTAGTGGAGCAAGATTAGTTGAGTTTAATCATGCCGCACCCCCTATGAGTGGGTTTAAAGGCTTTGGGGTTTCTAATCCAAACTATGCTGAACCCGACATGGCGAGACCTTACGTTGGAGTTTCTGGCGATATTAAGCTATTGGGATCAATCAGATTTAGTAATGGTGATTCTTTAGATAGCACAGATGATATCAGTAGCCTTTCTGAAAGTGGCGCTTTTGTTAGTGGGGTTGTATTTTCTACGCTTCCAAAATTTAGAGAAGGTTTCATGATAGATAATGTTGGGACAGCTCCTTTGTTTACTAGTCCAACTAGTGGTTTCATGACAGTATATGATCAAAATGGATCAACATCAGAAGGGGTATTTATTACCAATAGAGATAAACACTCTAGTCTTACAAGCGGTGATTATGTAGTGGCAATTAATATTAACAACGAGTTTAGACCATTATGGATTAATAACGAAGATTTAGCTTGTAATACATGCTGTAAATAATAATGTGGGGTTCATAGGATGGCAAGAGGAAGAAGAACCAGATGCGATAAGCCTAGCAGCCCATTTGTAGAGTATGTTCCAAATGTAACAACTTCTACAACTACTTCTACTACGCAAACACCATTTATCTTTATTCCAGAAAGTGGAGTTACTTGTCCAGTTTCTACAACTGTGACTGAGCAAGAAGTTGAAGTTCTAAAATGTCTTTGCGGATCTATGTTTTTCCCAAAAGGTTCTGAAAGCTCTCTTATAGTTAATAGTACCCACACTCTTGACCTACAGCATACTGAGGACGTACTGGTTGCTAGCGAACAAGAATTTAATACTAAATCAAGTGTGTTGACTAGCGGCAGCGATGTTTTTCTTAGCGCTCTTACTGTTAAATTTGCAGATAAATATCTTACAAATAAAATTACTGTAGATGGCGCTATTAAAATTATAATTAAAACAGAAGAAGGTAAAGTAGTAGCCACTAAGTATATAAATGATTACACAGACAAAACAATTTTAGATAATGGCGTTATACAGTTCTCTCCTAGTAATATACATAAAAAAGTCAAACTTAATAATAAATTTTTAAGATTAGAAGTAAAGAGCATATGTGATAGAACCTCTGTTCCTGCGTGCGATTTCCTTCCCACTGTTTTTTCTGTTGAGCCTATCTGTGATAACATATGCGCTGAGTATGTAGAATCTTATATGAGATGTTTACCCGTTGGCGATACATTTATACCTTGTGAAGATGCGTTTACTACCACAACAACAACCACCACTACTGCTACCCCAACAACAACAACTGAGCCACCAGTTATTACCACAACGACAACAAGTACAACTACCACAACAACTACCACTACCACAACCACCACAACCACCACAACTACCACAACTACCACTACTACCACAACAACTCTGTGTCCAGATATTCAAAGCTCTGGACCACCCGTTACTGTAAGGTTTGGAACATATACTATTCCCGATCAATTAGAAGTATTTGATGTGTGCGAAAGTCCTGAAGTGTCGCTCTTTGATACTGGGGAAATTAGCACTGGATCTCCATCTTTCCCCGGAACTGGTTATCCCAGCGGCTACTACGAAGCAACAATTAACAAGTGTCCAGAGTGTCTTAAATTCTGTGTTACAGCTGATAATGCTGGTACTGCGTGGTGGATCGAAGTCTTGGATAGCGCTGGTTCTGGGGTGATAAGTTTAGCTGGTGGTCAGAATAGTAGCGACGGAGTTTGTTACGGACAGACTTGTACTATACCTACAATGTCTCAGTCTGATACAGAAACATATGGAACATTTGGAGGAAATGCAGCTAGTTACAGTACTAGTCTAGGTTTTGCTAGTAGTATTAACAGGCCATTTGGTTCAACAAGCGATGCCATCTTTACGTATAAATCTTCTGCTCTTCAAAATGAGGTAGCAGCTTTTGGTCCAACCTGCGTTTTAATGACAGAGAATGCTAATGATGATAATTACGATACTGACGAGTATGGAGGAAGAAGTAAAGGAGCAGCAGTGTTTGTAATTTGTAGCGGTGGAAGATATTGGGACTTTTCATCTCATGTTGACTATAATAGTTTTTGGGTTGGGTATGAATTACTCGATGACGATACTGGTGAGTTTAGTTTCAGCAGTGGTAATTATAGTTATAGAAAATGGGATGTTTGTCAGGAATATACTGCTGATGGCGCATCAACTATAGCTAACTGCGTTGGAAGAACCACGACGTTAAGATACAATACTCCAGATCCAGCTTTTCCCACACCTAATAATTAGGATATAAAATGTTAGAAGTAGCAAAAATAAAAGTATCTAATAACTTGCAAGGCGTTTTTAATTTAACGCTTGAGGGGGAATATGCTTCTTACTTTGAAGTTCAAGGCACTACTTTATTTATGATAAAGCCTATAGAAGACATTGGTACGTATGCTATTACTGTTGTGGTAGAAGATCCTTTGGGTAGATTTGATATGTTAAGAGCAGACTATGTTTTTAACATAGGGTGTTGTCCAATTTCTACTCGCCCAACGACAACAACTCCTGCTCCAGCATCTGCACCAACTGCGCCTGCACCTTTACCAACTGAAGATGGTCCCGAGGATCTTTCAACAGCTAGAATACTTGGTATTATGGAAGGATTACCAGATGTTCAGAGATATGCAATGAGGCGCGACACCAATAGAAATACAGAGTACTACGAAAGCCCTAATTATAAACTTTCTAGCAATAATGTATGGACTAGTGTTAGAAATTATGATTCTATTTTTACATATCCAGACGGAACTACATTTATACGCGAAGGTAGAACTACTGGTAGCAATAGTTATGTTAGTCCAGACGGCATTATGCATAATATTAGTTCGTCACTTTTCATAACCGATTTTGCCTCAAGCCGCAGTCAAGCAGCTTTTGAAAATAAAAAAATGGACTATCCGGGTTTGTTTAACGGGATGATGTTTAACACAAACAGTAATTTTTTATATTATATTGATCCAAGCACAGGATATAGCGGTCCTGAAGATCTAATCTCACTTGGAAGTTACCGTAATGATATTTCAGGTTTTGTAAAAGAAATTCTTTCCCCTTCAGATGCATCGTTGATTAATGTAAATGCAACGGGAAGGTCTCGATCACAGTTATTTCAAAGGATGTTTAATGAAAACTCTTCTACCAATGTCTTTAGATTACGCTCGTATCATAATCTGGTTTATGGTCAATATAGAAATATTGCAAATAGTCGTGCTTTAAACGGTTTACTTTCTAGAGTCGTCTACGTTGATGATTATTACGAAGAACGAAATTGGGGAAAGTATATTGCTGGAATACCCTTGGAGTATCCTAGCTCAAGAAATTACTACAACAGAAGGTCAGACGTACATAGAATCATTGAGTATTATGGGCTTTTATATGGGTTAGAAAATCTTTCTTTAGACAATCGCTATAGAGAGTCGTACCTGTATGCCGATGATACTCGTTTTGACATTGAAAAGAATGGGGTAGGATTCAAAATAAATTTTTATAGGGAAAAATTCCACATCGTCGCTGTTCTTTACGAGATACCTAAAGCTCTTTACGACAGAGAAAGAAGTTCTAGAAGATACAGTATTTTTCCACAGCTAATTGTACACGAGCAACAGTATAATGCATCTACAGGCACTACTAAAACAGTCAATCCTAATGCTAATTTTTCTGGTAGAGGAGTTTCTGCTCAGGTAACTAGACCTACGATTGATAGTGTTAGAATTAGACAGGTAGGTAGTCCGTTTAATGAGCTTGTTTCTCCCGGCAATATAGCCCTAATTGCTTATTATAGAATAGATGATGAACTTGCTAAGTACGAAGCAAGCTTTTTCCCCAACACGCTTGGTCCAGTTAGAGATAGGCCGCAGGAAGAGCAGAATCTAGTTTTAGAGGCTCGATTATTTAATGGTGATTGGAATGAATCAATGAGACTTGATGGCAGTAATGTGCTTGATCGTCGTTTTGCTGAAAGTTTTGTTTATTCAGAATTATGTGGCGCTACGGGGTATAATAGTGTAGACACTGTAACAGCGCCAACGCCTAGCACCACTACTGAGCCTCCTGTGGTGGACGACGTAGAAGAAGTTCCAGAAGAAGAGATCGAAGTATTTAAAATGGGAAATCTTAATATAGATAATTAATATGGCCTATAATTTTACAGATAAATATCCAGACATTGCGGACATTGATTTAATATTGTCTCACCAGTTGGTGCAGCAAATTTTCCGTTTGCACAGTACTCAATTTGAGGGGTCTCGCGCTGTTATTGTAGACGATGAAGTAGAATTTGAAATGGTTAATACCATACCAGATTCCTTAAGAGAAATAAGCAACAGCAGGATATTGGTTAGATATGTTTGGACTCCAGACGAAACCACCTCTGAAAGATTTACATATGATTTAGCAGAAATGGAATTGCCACCTATTGTGCCACATTCTTTTTCCTCATTTGCTATGAATCCAGAAAATGAGTATAAATTTAGTACTCCTTTAGTTGCTACAGCTATAGATGGATCTAGTGAATATTTAAGACATGGTTATGGATATTATAGATTTGAGTTTGCGTTTCTTGGCGGTAGAAGTGTTGGCCCTTCTAATCCAGCTCGTGGAGACCTAAGTGACTACATTAGTACAGATTTCTTTAAAGTAGAACAAGGCTTTGAAAAATCTAATTTTCAATTAACACAAACAGAATATCCTTACCCAACTACAACCACAACAACATTAGCCCCTTTAGTCGCTTATCCAACACCTGAAATTTTAAACGTAGGAACTTTTGAATTTATTCAATTTAATGTTTTACTTTCACAGCTACGTGACGGTACAGAAGTTTATAAAGGTGGAGACGTAATTAAAGGAACATCTGAAGCTGGAATAGTAAGTGACTATTATTACGATAATGATATAAAGTCTGAAAAAGTATTAGGAATTGTAACACCAGAAACAAATGAATGTGACTTTTTAAGAAATCCAAATTCAGACGATAACTCTACATATCGTTCATTGCCTCAAAATTTTACCTCCACTGAATTTTACTTAAATGCAAAAATACCTAATTTTTCACAAGTTTTAAGTAAACTAAAAGAACAAAGTTCGTCAGCCCTAAAGATTTTTGTTGACGTTGAAGCAAAGGATGATGAAGATCCTACATTTAGTAGAATAGATACTTATACAATTGATATAAACAATGTATCTGATGAAGATGAAAAAACCTTTATACTTAGATTAGATAATATTGTTGATCATAGTAAATTAATTTTTAGTGAAGTTTTCTTCAGGTTAATATTGCGAGATGAAGAAGATATATTACTTGATTCAGATTATTCAAATGAATTTAGCTCCAACAGATTATGCAATGGAGATTTATTTGGAGAAGTTACCACAACATCTGCCCCAACCACAACATCAGCTCCAACTACAACAACTACTACAACACCAGAGCCTCTTCCTATTACCACTTATTCAGAGGTAGGTTCTTTAGATCCATACCTACCAGTGGGTTTTGAACCTGATATTGGCAAATTTGGTTTAGCTGTTTCTGTTAATAGGATTGGAAATATTGTGGCAGTTTCTAATCCTTACCACAATGGCGATTCTAATTCAGACGAAAAGTATGGATCAGTATATGTGTACATGTGGAATGGAGCAGATTGGTATACATTCGGAGAATTATTCGGCAGTCAAAGCACTGCTTTTGGTAAGTCCATATCCTTAAGTGGTGATGGATTTTTGCTAGCTGTTAGTGAGGGAAATTATATAAATTTATATAAGTACGATTTATCAATTAATATTTGGACTCTTTTTGAGTCAATAGAAGTTGAAGAGCAAGGCGCAAACAAGATTGTTGATGTTTTACATGTTGAGTTTGATATCGTTCGTGGCGATACTTTGGCGGTTTCTTATTCACTTGAAGACTCTTCTGTTTTTCCTAGACAGTATGTTTCTAAGTTTTCTATATATAGAATTGGTCAAAATGGTAGCTATGATAAAGTAATAGAAAATTTTACAGATGAGCTATCTACATCTATTTCTGATATTAATAATATATTTGTTTCTAGTGATTCTATCAATCAGATTGATACAAATCTGCGAAATAATTTTAGACAGCTGGGTGATAAATTCAACTTTAAGGCTTATGATACAGCATCAGATACTGATGGAAATATAGTTGCATTTATTCTACCTCAAAACGAAAGATTTGGTAGTTGGCCCATAACTCATGGTGGTCTTTTGATAGTCAAGGTTTTTCAAAGAAAAAATGTTACATACGAACAATTAGGCTCTAACATTTTAGTAGACAATCCTCGTAACTATCTAAGAAATAATGCTGACCTTAATTTTACAGGAGACGGTGGTAATATACCATCTAATGATTTAATAAAAATAAATGCTGATGGTAAATTTATAATTGTTAAGTCACTACATACTATTGATCTTAGTCAAGTTGGTAAATTTGGCTCAATTAGCGTTTATGAATACGACCCAAGGATAGAAGATTGGGTAGCTTCAACAAACACAATACAATTGGACGATTCTGAAGATTATGTAGGTTTGAATTTTGGTCAAAGTTTTGATATTGCTAATGACGCAAATATTATTATTGCCGGTAGCAACAATACGGTTGATGGACAGCAAGGTGTTTGTAAGGTTTATAAAAAAGATGGATTCACAATACCAACAGTATTTAATGTTCCCGGTATTTTTCCTGAACATATGCCTACCACAACCACGACAAGACCTCCGCTAATTCCAAATACCACCACTACTACAACTACTACTACCACTACTACAACCACAACTGTAGCACCTGTTATTGGAACTGAATTTCTTATTACTAGAAATGTGACAAACGTTATCGGTGGTGGTAATTTCTCAGGTGGGATAATACCATATCCGGGGCAAAACTTTTCACAATTCCCTGAGTATTTGGGAAGTCAACAGCATTATTATTTTCAAAAAGATATTCGTTTTTTCTTAAGGAGTGGTGGGATTCGATATGTTGGTTTTGCTGCGCATACGCCATACTTTTACCAATGGGTTGACGATGAAAATACTGATTTGCTTTATGGTAAAACTTCTGATGGCTTTTTAAAATACAGGCTTTCTTTGTCTGATATTGGTCAACGTGACACAAGTATAAAAGGGAATGCTGGTTATAGAGGGACGAAGACAAGATATTTTGATTTTTATAGTAGAGAGGTTGACGCTTTTTTCTTTCATCTTGAAAATGATGTAACATTTGTTGGTTTCGCTTATCCTGAAGCCCTGAAACCTGATGGCAGTCCTAATACTGTTATGTCTACACCTTTCGGGCCGTATGGTGGTAGATACGGAGATGGACAAGCTGGCTTTTACGGAGGGGGAAGTAACTCTCAGTTCTGGCAAACGAGGGTTGAAACATTAGATTTTAATGGGCGTAGCGTTGATATATTTGTTGGACATGAAGTAGAGTTAAATCTTGATCCAGATTCAGTTGGTGTATTTGTTTTTCTTTGGAGAACGCCCACTGGAGACGAAGCCGGTTTATCGCAAGGCCATATAGCTGATGGTTTTTGGATCTTCAATCACACAGCTACAGAAGCTCAAAGAAATGCACTTAGAAATACAATACCAGAAAATTTTCCTACGCAGGCTACAACAACGACTACAAGTACAACTACAACAACCACCACCACTACAACCACTACGACGCTTGCTCCAGAACTCACTGGCACAATATACAACGCAACTAATGGCATTGAACCCTTTGATCGTTTTAGGGCAGACAGTTTAATAACACGAGATTATAGAGGTATTAATCGTACTACAAGAGAATCAAATATTATTGGCACTGACGGTAACGGTAGACACTATGAATTTGATAATATAGCAATAAGTAATAACGGTGAGTACATAGCTTTTACACATGGTCATGATAATCAAGGTAGTTTTAGTAATTCACAAAGCGCTTTCACTACAAACGTTTCGGTGTTAAAGAGAGGTAAATATTTTAATTTTGACACAAAGACTTATGAAAGTATCCCAAGAGATAATAATGGCAACCTTATATTTAAGACATCTGAACTTCAATATGGATATTATCAAGATGTTCTTTTCGAGGGCGCTGACAAAGATTTTCCAAATTTGCAAATCGAAAATGCTTATCCTCATGTAAGACTTACTTTTAATGATAATAATAATGGTGCTAGGCTATATTCATTGGCAAATGATAATGTTGTGCGTCTTCCTGATGGCTCTGAATTTTTTGTACCTCTTTTCAAAAACAGGGGACAGCGGGGCGAAAATCAGGCTTACGTTTTCCAAAGGAATGGATCTTTACAATTATCTGACCATTACCAAGGTGGTATGTCTAGCAAATCTATACTTGTTCGTCATGGTCTTGCGCCAAGGGACGAGTCTTCAAATAAGACAGAGCCAAATGATTTGATAAAACTAGACATCTTTGATAGTACTCATGACAGTGATAGATATTCTGTTTATGGTCCGTATGGCAACCTCTTCCCAGTTTATAGCCCACAACACCCTTTGTATCGTTTGGCTACTGGTAAACCAAGTGTTAATGGACATGATCACGGGTACATTCCTTACCTACCTTCAACGTCAGTTTATCCTTCCGCTTTTGGTGTTACTCATCGTAGGTACTTGGGAGAAGTTTCTGCAATAAGTGGTAATGGAAAAGTTATTGCTATATCTATTGATAATTACAAGAATTTTACAGAAACTTATACTGAATCTGATATTCGAGGAAAAGCAGTACACATATACGAGTGGGGAATAGACGCACGAAAACCTAATGCTAATCCTGAAACTGGTAGAGATACAGGAACCATTATTCCCCAACCACGATGGTTACTAATAACTCATCAAATACAACTTACACATCCAGATATGGATAGTGGTGAAATTTCGCCTTATCTTGATGAAGCATCCACTGTCAGTAGGCCGTATACAGTTCGTGTGATTGCATCAAAACTTAGCCATGACGGTAAGAGACTAGTCATCGCCTATTCAGCCACTACAGAAGTTGACGGAGAAGAGAGGACAGCACAGACTATTAAAGTATACGACCGTGTTGTAACTTACGCAGACCCTTCATCAGTTCCAAATTTCGATAACTACAAAAGCAGAGAAGATGTTGCTAATGACGAAGTTCCAATAGAGATGTTTAGTCAAGCATTTAACGTACATTACATTCAGAATGTACGCGCACCGTTTGGACTAGGTAATGGCTTAGATATTAGAGATAAAGGAAATATAATTGATGTAGAAATAAGTAAAGATGGTAGTATAATAGCCATGTGCTTTGGTGCTAATTCTGAATCTTTCAGAGTGACAGACAAAGGAAGTGTTAGAGTTATAAAATTAGAAGAAACATATTCTCTACCTACTGTATTGCCAACTAGCTCTAGTCCAGAAGAATCAAGTGCCATACGATCCCTTCCAAGGCAAAATAAATGGGTAATAGCGTTTGAGCAACTTGGAGTAAATATTTTCCCTCGCCTTCGTAATCAATCTGGGCAGCTAATAAGTGATGGGTCTGAAGAAAGATTTGGATTGTCCATAGCTATGACTGAAAATGGGTCTTTGCTAGCAGTAGGCGCTAGTGCTGTACTTAATAAGAAAATTTTCCCTACAAACAACACCGTAGTTCGCGTACCAAATGAGCTTTTTGTTTATGATTTATCATCATTTACTAATACAACTCCACCAACTTTAGAACCAGAAGAAACTCAACCTGACGCTACAACAACAACGACTACAACTACTACCACAACCACTACAACAACTACGACAACAACAACTGCTATTCCATTAGTAGGAAATAATCCCAAGTGTTTGCCAGCTGTATCTTACTGGAATTCAGAATATCTTAATGCGCAACCCTCAGAAGATTTTAATACTCCGGGTCATGTTGGCGTTGTTTCTACGAATCATCAAAAGAAAATATTTGTAATTAATCCTGATAGCCCTGTACCAAGTACTAATAGAAATAATTATGTAGAAGGTTTATTTTACGCAGAACCTCATGGTATCCAAGCTCATGATAGAATAATTCCCGGTTATGATTTTTATGTTTATCCTAATAATGCGTATACTATTCACACTAGTTCTAGACTAACTAATTATTATTTTAAAGATAATCCATTTATTCATATTACAGCTTCGACAATACAGGAATTTGAATTTCCCGGCGCTGGATTACAAAAGTATTTTAGTGGGATAATTACTATTTTCTTGCGTGAGGGTTATGATACTTGGGAGGGTGAAAGCTTTTTAACATTATCAACTAAACGAGTAGTTGGCACTAACCCAAATTACATAGACGGAAAAGATGTTGCGCTTTTAGGTGTTGCAGAAGCGAATGCTCAAGGTTTCAATTGTGCCAGCCTGAATCAAAAAAACGAAGTTTGTTTAGATTATGATATTGATGTTGGCGTTGAAACTGTTGGCAGTCAACGTTACTATACTTTCAATGGGCTTTCTAGCGTAAATCATAAATTTAAATTAAGAAACGGTGTCTATCGTTTTAAAAATGTCAGCACACAACACCCAATTGCTTTCTATCCAGCTGACGGAACATTAGCGATTACTCAGGGCGCAGAGACTACATTTGCTGATGGACCTCAATTTCAGTATCAATTAAATAATATTCAACATAGTAACATTAATATTAAAAAGAATATTCAAGGTGTTGATTCAGCTTATGGAGCAACTGTTGGAACAAGCACAATAGTACTAACTGTTAAAGATAATTTTGGAACAGCTAGCTATGAATGTTATAATCACGGCTTTATGGGTGGGGCTGCTAATTTAGTTTATGATAGCTCTTGTCCAGCGTTTGTTGAGCCTGAACCATCAAGGGTTCCATCTTTAACAACGACAACTACCACGACAACGAGCAGTCCCATTGTTTATCAGGAAGATCCTATATTTAACGATCCATCACTTCCAGAAGGTTATGATAATTGGGAAGATTGGTTTAGAGACCAAGCTACAACCACGACTACAACTACAGACGATCCTGCAATTGACCCTACTGCTACAACCACAACTCTTGCTCCTGTATATATTCCACTTCCAACCGTGCCAGAAGGAGAAACTTGTCTACCTTATGGCATTGTTCTAGACACAAAAAATACAAGGCGTTATAGTGAAAATCCTGACCTTCCTTATTTTAGACGTAATATTGCAAACATGAAATTTATTCATAATGTTGGAAGTTTAATTGTATCCGATGAACTAGAAATAACTGGTCATCGTGATAATATACCGGATTATTGGACTGACAGTTTTCTGGGATCTCCAAACGGTGTGAACGGCAATACTTATTTAGCCGCTTGGGGAGATGGCATGGGAGCAAAAGGAGTATTTGAAGTATATTTGCTGGATGTTCCTAGAAGTCAGCCTATAACTGACTATGACTTTAGAGATAATGCTAATATTGAATTAGCACCTTTAGATCCTGCAAAAACCGCTAGATTTATGAAACCTTATTTTGTTAATGATAAAGAATATCTAATAGATAGAGCTAATGGAAAGATAAATAATATTAGTGAAGATGAAGTTGCAATAAGGCCAAATGAAGATTCACAGTGTGATTGGTACTGGGGTAATGTTATACTAAGAATTACTAAAGGGGGTAGGCCAGAAAACCGTATTAATGCTTATCTTAAAAACTCTGGGCGTAATACTTTTATTACAAGGGATTTTATTTCTATACTTACGGGGAATGCTGAAGCATTTAGGATTTATCTAGCTAGGTCCAAGTGTATCAATCATTCTACTCCAACATACTTAAGCGATCACTTATCTAAATTAAGAAATGAAATTGAACAAGAAAAAAAACTAGAAGTTTCAGACAAATATTTCTTAGCAAAAACACACACTGTTAAACGAATATTTTTAGATTCAGAAATTAATGAAAATTCTTCAAATCAGCAAACTTTACAATCTTATTATGAAACTAGTGCAAATAAAAAATTAGTAGTTAGAAATGATGTTGATCCATTGTTTTATCCTCAATACGAAAAAACCGGAAGAAGTCTGGATGTTCGTGATGTTCGCGTGTATGATGCTTTTTCAGTGTCTTCTGGATATACAGTACATAATCGACCCAATATAAATGGCATTGCTAATATTGCTCATCAAGTAGATAATCCAGCTGTAGTATATAGAGATTATCCAGAAGATTTCGATACGACTAATAAGACACTAGATTTTGGAATGGAAGAATTTGAACAAAGGTTTGTTGCAACACTTTTTGATTCTCAAAATAGACTTATTAAAACAAGAGAAATTTTCTGCTTACCAACAGATGACGGATTTTCATATACTCAAAATAGAAATGTTTATGAGAGCGGGTTATTGAATACTATCAGCAGTCTGTCAACTAGTCCTTCCAATTTTTCTTTTAGCTCTCAAGACGACACTAGAATTTCTTTTGCAGATGATAATTCAGATTTCTTAGGCCCAATAAATGTATATAGATCTAGTATCTTTAATGATAATGAAAACGCAGACGAAATTCCTGTTGGAGTCAACGTGGAAGATACTTCAACAGACGGTGATTTTTATGCATACAGTTACCATCTGTATGGAAGATTTCCAACCATTGTTGTTAGAAGTTATGAAAATAATAGGATTTGTGCAAAAATTGAATCAACCTCAATTCTAGCAGGATCTAAATTATCTTTAAGACAACTCAATCCAAATGATTGGAGTTCAATGCCCCTACTATTGGCTGTAGCTTCTTTAGAAGGTGTTAAGGTCTATTTAATAGATGGTGGCAAAACGGGAATATTAAATCCAAAGTTGTTGTCTGAAGGAGTTGATTTTGAAAACCCATATTTTAATTTTATTAAACAAAAAGGCTATCTACCAGATGACAGAGATGCTAATTACTCTAAGCCAGAAACTTTTATCAAACCTGATGGAAATAATCCTTCAACAGTTGAGACTAAAAAAGAAAATGATAGAATAATACGATTACCAGATGAAAGAGATGTCGTTGACGACATTACCATAAGGTGGGAAAATATAGCTAAAGTAACCACTTATAATGTTATCAAATATAATGTTTCTCAAATAAATACTAGGGATATATTAATTCCAAGGCTTGGTAAAGGCGTGGAGGATTCTATTATAAACAGAGCGCAGAGGGATGTTATACAGAACTCAAATCCTTTCGCTGTTAACACAGGCAGGGTAAAAAATCTTAGAAGCCTCGCAAAAGAAACAAATGTAGAGAATATATTTGATATTCATAACATATCTGACACAGCATTTTATACTGAAAATAGTGTATTGTCTATTAAGATTAGCAATGCGGTCGCAGGCGAAAGTTTTGATATTGATTGGTGGCATAAGGGATTAAAAATTAGAAGCAGAAGACGCGCAGCAGCCAGTAGTGACGGAGTTTTAATTGATACCTTTGCGGGAGGTGGTCAATGGGTTAATCATGTTAATGAGTATGGAATTGTTTTCATGGCAGTAAATAGTATTCCAGTTCTTTCTGGAGAGGTTAAAGTTGTAATTACAAGGAGTGGTCGTTCATCCCAAACTACCTATGTCATGTCTACTAGACTTCCTTTAAACCGTTCACGAGAGGATTTGTTAAATCCAATTGATAGGGAAGATTTAGAGCAGAATAAGTATTCTAATCAATTTATAGATAGCACAGAAAACAGTGTTTTCCAAGGGCCAGTTTCTTTAATTGCTAATACAAGTGTATCAGCTAATAAACTCTATAATGGATATAAAATTAATACCTATACATCAAATGATTTTATAGAAAGCTATAAAGGAAAGAATAATGGCTGGGACAATGTTGTTCTTAGATATACAGAAAATGGAGTTGGCCCTATGCCCGCAAACTTATTACCAGAATATGATGATACTGTTTCTCAGTCTATTCAAGTACAAACAGATTTTGTCAGTTTAGCACCAATATCAACTTCTGCTTTAACAATTTCTCCAATAACTGGAGGTGGTGACGTTACGCCTGATGATACTTATGATGGCGGTGATGACGGTGGCGGCGGTGGAGGTGGCGGTGGCGGTGGAGGAGGATATTAATTATGGTTAATTATAATAAATTATCTGATGATGGAAAAATTCAAAATATTGTAATTAAAGACGGCGATCCAAACGCAATGCCCACTCTTGATGATTTTAAGATTAAACTCTTAAAAAAAGAAACGTATGTTATATTATACGGTTTCAGTTCAGAGCCAATAAACTTGACATCAGAAGATGCTCCTCCCGCCGTAATAAATGAAAAGCTTCGCTCTTATGATACTAAAAGTAGTTATTATAAGCAAACTCACCGTGAATCTATCGGTGGCGAACCTGCTGAACCCGGAAAATGGAATTCAAGAAAAAATAAAATAATTAGAAATATAAGTGCATACACCAAATCATTCAATCAACCCACAAAAATTGTTAATTATATACAGCCACCAACAACTAGCTCATCTACAGACTCAACTAGTAAGAGTAGGTCTTTTAAAGAGTCAGATATCTTACGAGATACAGATGTAGATACATTGAAAAAAAGAGTTAAAGAGCAACTTTCTGAAGGTTTGAGTACTAAAGGTTATCCAGCTTTTTCTGGTCCAATGAAAGCAAAAGTTGTTTATGGAACAGGAGCATCTTTTGGAGGTGGCTCTCATTCCAATATAAACCATCTAACTGATGGTAAAAACACCATAGTGGGTGGTGTTTACATAATGATTAAAAAGTCAGATTTCGATTCACTTAAAAGAACAAGAAGTAATCTTGGACTTTCAAACATAAGATTTGACAATGACAATGTAGGATTATATACTGACTTTACAATAGAATATGATTTACCAGCACTGTGGGAGTGTAAATTTAAACTCACTAAAAATAACGGTCAACGCTTTCATGACGGTCGTTATGATTTAAGAAAGGAAGACATACTTCTATCGCCACCTTTTTCTTATAGAGATTTAAACGACTATAATAATAACACTGGTAAGTATAACACACACAAAGGTGCTTACACTTCTTCGAGACTTTCATATAAAACTCTTAAAGATAGTATGATTGCTCGTTCATCAGACAACTCACAAACTAGAGGTTATTTCTACTGGGAGACAAAAGAAGAGCATAGAGTTCCTGACACTCTTACAAAAATAGTTACAGGAGATGTTGATTTTGTACAACTTCCAGACAGAGGCAGGGATGTTTATTGGCAACACTGGTATGGAGTAGATTTCGGTCGATTTGCTGGCGTTGACCCAGTTCAAATTGAACGTTTCTTAAGACCTTTTGCCGGTTCAATTACTAATGAGGGCATTGATGAGGGCGAGAGTCGGTTTACCTACGCTCTCAAGCCGGGAACAGATTCAGCCTATAGCTATAATTCTATTATGAATAAAATATCTCCTTTGTATTATCCAGCTACTAAATCTCCTAACGAATCAATATATTTTAAAAATGCCAGTTTTCCTAAACCTTTAGAGTCTAATGGAATTCAGTTTGTTTTCAATCCTAGAGAAGTTTTTATAACTGCTAGACGTTTCGGTAATATTTCATTTGCAGAAGCAGACTTAAAAGAGAAAGAAGAAGCACAAATATATCATAGTACGATAGCTGGACGATATGATCAATATATTAATACTATTCAAGATTACACTGACAGACAATTTAGTAGCGCGGTTAATGATATTAAAAGTGAATATGCAACATCTTCTTTCTTTGGAACACCAAAAAATAAAGGCGTAATTCAAATCTCGACTTATGACACTGGAATATTTGAACTTGAAATTGTGGAAGCTAATAAAATTAAAGTGCATCCAATAAAAGATATGGTGTTTGGTGCTTTAAAATTAAAACTATCTAAGGCTGGAATTACAAAAAGAACTTTTCGAGAAGATTTTTATCGAAAACTAAAAGAGTGGAATCAAGATAAATATGAACAAAAGATTGTTTTTACTGAGGAAACTGGCAAACCTAATAAATTAAGAATCGCTAACTTTTCTCAAGGAAATTGGATTTCACAGTGGAGTCAGGCTAGTAAAATTCAAAGTAGCTCCTCTAAAGGAGAATATCAAAATTTAGTAACTCTAGGAGACAGAAAAGAAGAAAGAACTAATAACAATTATTATGAAAATATACGTTATTCATATCTAACATACGACTCTAGGCTAAAAAGGAATGTGACAGAATTTGGTAATTTTACATACAAGGTTATTATCCGATCTGTTTACAGGGAAAAAAAGACATATGATATTTTTCACACCAGTGACAATAGTAAAGCATTAAAGCGTCTCAGTACTTACTCAACTTATTCTACTCCTGCCACTGGCGGTGGAGGTAATGCACAAAAAGATGAAACACTACCAGCTGGGCAGCAAATACCAAAACGATTAGATCCATTAGTATACAACATGGTTCCACATGTTGAATTTAATGACGATGGAACTAAGCTGTTAATAGCTCAACAATCAATTGGAAATTATAACACTTCAGATAGAACAAGATTAGCAAATTATAGAGAGGGATATTTAAAAATAATAGATAGAGTTTCTACACAAGAGGTAGATAATAAAGTTCGTATTTCTTTTGACATAGATCCCACTGGAGAAAAAAGTCAATATCAAATTTCTTATTTTAATGATTTACATACAAATCGAGAAAAGTTGCAACAAGCTTCAAATCCTATAGGCATGAGAGGTTTTGAAAATACTAAATTTGGTTTAAGTAAGGACGGTGAATTTATAGCTTGTCTGACCAATCCCTCTGTTGGGTATAGACCTGCGCCAAATAAATTTCTTCTATACAAAAATAGTTCCGCAGAAAGGGATGTTAAAGAATATAATTCTGCTAATGAGGGAGGACTTTTTAGACCTTCATTAGTACAAAATAATATTCCACTAAATACTCCTTTAAACCCTTTGTCTAGTGACTATGATTATAATGCTCAAGAAAATCTAGACTTTCTTGTGCAAGAGCAGCCATTTGATGGATTAAGCGTGAATAATCCAAATCAAGAATTAACATGTATTCCTCACTGGGACACTGGCTACCCAGAAAAAGGCAAGCGTCACTACGTAAGAGATAATCGAGGCTTTGTTCACAGCTCTACTCAAGTTTATACTTATGCAAATGAGCTAAGAATTGATTATCCACTTTCTATACAAGCTATAGAATCCTTTAAGACAGGTACGCTAGGGTTTTTAAAATCCAAAGCGAGACAAGCATATATGTATAGAGATAGTGAAGGAAAAATAAGAGCAACTACTTGGAACCAACCATTCTTTAACTATAATGGTCAAACTCTACATGATCCCGAGAAACAGCCGCCATTTACTACAGTTTATACATTAACTGGCCTTCCTAATTGCATAAGCGTAGAGCTTCGTGTTGACACATCAGATCCAGATTCTCTTACTGGTATTGATGAAGATAATTTTAAATATAGGCCATATTTTTCTTTTGCTGGAACCAAGCCATATATTGGCACTGATGTTTTGACTACAGACGGCATGTACAATATTGAAAGAACATACACCCAGCCATCAAGTAATCGCCTTGGCAAAATAGCCCATACTATGCCTAGCAGATCATTTGCGATTGGTGTAGGAATTCACAAATTCATTAACATACCTTATACACATCCTATTACGTTTTTAGTAGACGACATAGAAGGTGTTACTATAAAAACTATAGAAGGAGAAACTTTTAACGAAACAGTATTAAGATCTAAATATAGAGGTTCAACGGATGGGCCTGTTAGATCAACATTATCACATTCATATGTCAATAAGAAAACGGGACAAGTATATGCTAAAGATTATTATAGTGGATCATTAATATTAGAAATAACTCCTAAGTATTTTGATAATAACGATAATCCACCTATAGAAATGGTTACTATGCAAAGGCTGATGAGCTTTGAAGGAAAAACATATGATATTACTCCTCGTTCAGTACTAATTTATCCTACAGAAAGCTGTGCTAGTTCTAATCTTTCTGAAACTGTATCTTCAGACGGCGATATAACTTACGGTACTACTACGACTACCACGACTACTACTACAACAACTTTGCCGCCGGGAGAACCAAGGTTTCATTTTGATAGATTCCGTCTTGAAAGAAAGTATAGAGTAAATAGTTCTTTAGTGATTGACTCTGGCCCTAGATTTAGTCAAATTGAGTTAAATGATAGTGGTAATTTATTAATATTTAAAAACAAGTATATAGATTTCCGTACAGGCTTAGGAGACCTTGGAACATTAAAAGCTGGACAGATTGCCAATAGAGGATCTTTGTCCTTCAGTCATCAGCAATATCAAGATGCTGGTGGAGGTAATCGCCAGTATGGATTTTATAGTGAAAAACCTGTAAATAGCCTTGAAAGTTATGATGCTTCAAATCCAACTCTTGGCATACCCATATCTGAGAAAGCACATCTTATGTTTGGGGGTTCATATCCTGATTCTGCTAGATATGAAGTTGCTGATTTTGATATTGATTCTAGTGGTAGAAATTTATATTATCAGCCAAGCGATGGACCAAATAAAAATTTTCTTATGCAAACTCAACATTTCTGGAGTGGTTTTTCTGACCTTCAGATGGATTTTGGTTATTTATATAATAGTCCGAGCAAAGCGGGACCAATAAATGTTGTCACAAAAATTAAAAAGTTTGCCATATCGAAAGATGGTAAAGTCCTTGCTATAATTCAAAGTCCTGATGAATTTATAAAACATGCACCAAACATTGAAGGTTTTGCGTTTGGGTTTGGAAACGCTAGACAATTGTATCCACTATCAGGTCAATACCCTCATCAAAAACCGGGAAGTTTTTCAAATATAGTAATTATAGATAGAGATGGTAGCTCTGTTCGCAATGGAGCTATAGGTGGAACTACTTGGGAAGTTCCAATTGGAAAACCCGGACATGTATCTTTTGAAGCATACGAGGATATTAGAATAAATAAAGATGGTAGCGTGATAGCAGGACTAAGATATGAAAATAACTCTGCGCTCAGATCAATACATTTTAGCAAGACACTAAAAGAAGGTGGCGTTAATACTAGCTATAATAATTCAAAAGCTTTTGGATCTAATACAAATTTATCTGTTGATGGCGGTAGAGATTTTCAATACAAAAATGGATTTTACATAGACGTTTGGCAGTATAATGCTGTAGACAAACGATGGGACATGCTTGGAGCTAAAGATGTTGGAGGCTCAATTAATGAGCTACGATACTTTACTAGTGGCGATAAACATTCAATACGATTAAGCGAACATCTTAGCCTATCTAGAGACTATTTTAATATTGATTATGACATGAACGATTCGGGAAATGTTATAGCTGTTGCATTCAGAAATCACAGTCGTCAATCTTTTCATTTTCAAGAAATACATGCTTTCAATCAATCTCAAAACGAATGGGTCAAAACTTTTTCACGAGATAGTAGAGATCCTATTATTTTACAAGAAAGACAATATGGTGATAATGGTCCTTATGATGCTGATGTTCTGGACGATTATGGCAATGGAGTTTTTAATCGTAATGTTAAGTTTTGTCACATTCACAATAAAGTTTCTATAAATAATAGTGGTAATATTGTTGCTTTTTCTAACCCCGGAAGACCTAATACCAACAGCCCTTACATGATTAATCATTTTGATTTACTAAAATTATATAATACTCAAGTAGAATTTTCAGGTGCTGCTCAACATGGATGCTTTGAACTTTTGTACTCTCCTGATGCAGACATGCATGAAGCATCTTATTATGATTTAGCTTCTGAATTTGGAGAACCAAATCCTAAAGCATTAGGATTAACATCGGACGCAGCTTTAAATACTGACGTAAGAGCTTCAACTTTTGGAACGGATATTTCTCTTAATGCTTCTGGTAATATACTGGCAGTTTCGCAAGAGGGCTTAAATTCTAAAGACGTTGTTGGTGTAGATTTCTATGATGTAAAAGTGGCAATTGATAATTTTGTAGTTACAACTACCACAACTACTACGACCACCACCGTAAGACCAATGCCTTTGAAGTACCATATTCCTGCAAGCGGAACGATTTATACTTTTGATAAAGACAACGATAGCTATAATTCTTTAATAAGAAACTTTTCTATGGACGCTTCCGGTCATAATATAGCAGTTGTGAATCCAAGAAAGCCAACGGGAGCAGCGGCAACATTTTTGTACAATGGTAAGGGAACTATACTTTGCCGTAATTATTCACAGCATTCTGATTTTATTAGTGATACGGCTTATGAAAATCTCAGTGAAGGGCGGCGTAAAACATTGCTAAACAATCCTCCTCCAATATCAGGAGTGGGTGGAGGAAACCAGTTCACTACCAAAACAGAAGATCCAAGATATAACGCTTACTATGGACTTGGACAAGTTTATGATGTGTTGGGTGCAGTTAAATCGGAATATAATATTGTCCATTCTGAAAACTATCATCCTATAGATGATATACAAGCTAGTGTAAATTCAAGTGGAACTCTAGCTATATTTAGTTATAAAATTCCAAGATACGAGAGAGTAAACAATCTTTTTACTAGAAGTAGTGAAATTGAAATTGTAGATCTTACTAAGACTAGACCCGTTATGGTAAGAAAAAGCGCTGATGAAGATAGACTTGCTTACCTAAGTGGTATCCTTCCATATACCGAAGGTAGTGGATTAATATATTCTTCTGGTGCTGAATCTTATCGCTATACCTACTTTGATGAAAAAGAACTAAATGTGCCTAACTATTACGATCCAAGCATAGCAGATAATGGTACAGTGATAATTGCTAGATATACAAATACAATGCTTACTTATCGTATTGCAAATAGTGGCTCTGTTCTAAGCGCTAATGGAGATACGTCATATAATTTTAACTCAAGCGTTTTAGTGGAGAAAAAAGATTTTCATATGGGTCAGCGTAGTACGATGTATAATCAACATGAATCTAGATATTACCTTAGTACCCATTATCCTCCAAATGCTTATCTTCGTGGTCAGCATGGTGGTAATAAACTACGAGATTTTAAGGGTAGCATAATTTGGAATGATTACACAAAATTTGACCACGGGCCTCTAGCAGCTAATTTTGGTTATAAGAGCGATATAAAAACAACTTCAATATCTAATCAGGGTCACGTTGTTGCATATTTAAGATGTAGAGATATAACATCTGATTCGGTTTCGTCTATCTATCATCCCGTAACTGGTACAATGCTCCATCGTGCTGATGTGTTTAATACACCATATAGAAGAACCCCAGATTCGCATTATAACTATAGCTTGAAGGAAAAAGATAAACAAAGATCACTTTTATTTGAGACAACAATTGAAGGAATTGACCCCGGCCCTCATTTTATTACATCAATATTTCATGAAGTTGAAAATGTTAATACGGAAAAACGCAATGATAAACTTGCTACGAGACCGCTACCATTTGAACTTAGTGGTGATGGAGATAGCATAGTTGTTGGAAGTGGACTTTATAGAAGAAACGGTGGATTTGCATATCGTAACTATTTCTTTATGGAAAACCCTTGGCAATTTGATAGACTTAGAGACATAGGCTACACCCAAGACTTTATAAACCAAATTGACTATGAAAATAATAGGTATAGCCCATTGTTAATAGACAACGCGATTAATAAAGATGGCACAGTCATAGCAGGTCTTTGGGGCTATAAGTGGGATGAGACAATTGCAAGTCCAGAAAGAAGTATCAGGAATTCTTATGAGGCAAATACTACTGCAAGGTTTGGCTATCAACGAAGACATTATATAATTTCCGTATGGACTAGTGGACAGAGTGCTAGTTCTTGGGATAGTCAAATCAGATTTTTTACAGGAAATAGATGTAACAACATAAGTCTTACAGCTTCCGGCGATTTAGTTGCTTATGCAATGACTGAAGATAATTGGCATAATAATTATTATGAATCACAAACCTTCTACAAAGATGGAAACAAAAATGTTAAGGAAGATATGAGAAGAGGTTATATTAATTTCTTAGAAAATGAAAATATAGGACATACACCACCTACTTAATGGATTATTATGTTTAATTTATCAGACAGAGTACGAGAAACATCACTAACAGAGGGTTCTGGAAGTGTTACCATACATGATACTTATGGTGGCTTCCAATCTTTTGCTAGTGGTGTCGGCAATGGCAATGAAACATTCTACGCTATAGAAAATAATGTAAGATTTGAAATTGGATTAGGGACTTTTAATGACGGCGTTTTATCAAGAGATTTAATATTTACTAGTACAGATCCTAGTGGTAATAAAATTAATCTGGATGGTGTTTCTACAGTTTTTTGCACATATCCTGCTACCCACTCTGTTTTTGTTAATCCCGATGGTAATGTTTCTGGATTGCTTCCTAGATATAGCGGTATAGCTTATCCAGATGGTTTAGTGCAAACCAGAGCGTTTATTGGTTCTGGAAATACTGGTAATGTTGCGTATTGGAGCGATGAGAATACCATAGGTGGAGACGACACTTTTATTTGGGACTCTTCAGATAGCACTCTGTATATTGATGGCAACCTTGCCGTAAGCGGTTCTATAAAGGATGCTCAGTTTTATTCAAGTTCCGCAGGATCTTTATTCCACGCTTATATTGACAATAGCAATAATGACATTGTAGCACTACACATAACAGACGAGTCAGATCCAACTTGGAAATTAGGACTAAAACCATATAGTACAGCTTTTGCAGATGCGCCCACAAACGGATATGTTTATGGCGATATTGATAGTATTGGCAATGTGGTAGACACAGATAATTTTTATATTATGAATTATACGAACGGTTTCTTCATAACGCACAGGGGTGCAAATTTATTATATGTTGCTAAAAGCAATGGTGTAAGCATAAATAACAGTTCTTCAACAGAAGTCCCTTTGACGATAAATTCAGCTTTAGGCCAATCCTCTAATTTACAAGAATTTAAGAATAGTACTGGAAATACATTATTATCTGTTGATAAAGCTGGGTCGTTGGTTTTTGATACGCAAGTAGCAAATGTGGCTGCTCCCAATAAATCCCTGTTTTACAGCTCAGATAATGACAAATTGGTATTTAAAGACAAAAATGGGTCTATACATGAGTTGTACTAAATGGTGTATATTATGTTAGATAACTAGGAATATAGGTGAATTATGGCTACATTTTCAGTCGAGATAGCGGATCAGGATGTCGAGCGGGTAATTGAGGCTATATGTGTAAATTACAACAGGCCAGATACGGTGGATGGTTTAGACAACCCAGAAAGCAAATCAGTATTTGCCAACAGGATTGTAAGAGAATATTTATCCGAAAATGTTAGAAAGTATGAATTAGACCTATTAAAACAAACTTTGGAGAACCAAGTAACAAACCCAGTAATTACGGACCCGCAAGTATAATGTTTATTTTTAGTCAATTTCCATTTTCAACTGGTTTGATGGATTTTTTTAACGGCGGTATAATCCCCTTAAATATTTCATTAAAAAGTACAAAAACACACACACTTAATATTATTAAAACACAAGATATTATCCTAGAACTAAAAAGACAAAATCCAGCAATATTATGAAAACAGTTAATGTTATTTTAAATATAGTTAGAACAAAAGATATTACTTTACTAAGGTAAAAATATGGCTAGCGAAATACATGTAGATAATGTTGGCACTAGATTTTCGATGACCGTTCAGGAGACGGGCAGCGGCGTAGATATTTCTAACAATTCCAGCATTACTATTTATATTAAAAGACCAGACGACGAAGTTATTACACGTAGTGGCATTCTTTTAGGCGATGGCACTGATGGTAAATTTCATTACGATACAATAGCAGGCGATTTAGATGAGGCAGGACATTACAAACTTCAAGCAAAGATAGCTTTGCCAAGTGGAACATACTATACTGATATATATGATTTTAAAACCCACTGTAACTTATAGGTGCAAATATGTCGTGGCAAGGCCAAATTTCAACAATGGTTAGACACATCGTTAATGATGTAGATCCTTCCAATTACAAATATTCCGTAAAGCGTTTAGAGACAACTATTTTAGTTGCTGCTCAGTTGGTGACAGAAGACTTGGATTTAGCTAATGATTATGTGGTGAACGTAGAACAATGTTCGCTTTCTCCAGACCCTACAGATGATCCTAAAGATAATGTGTTCATAAATTTAACAACACTTAAAACCGCGTGTGTTATAATTGGTAGCGAGGTGAGAACAGAAGCTTCTAATGCAATTTCTATAAAAGATGGACCATCTGCAATAGACCTAAGAGGTGTAGCAACTACGCTTACAATGTTATATAAAGACTTATGTGAAAAATACGATCAGTTAGTTTACGATTATGTTGCTGGAGGAAGCTTGGCTGGTCAAGCTATTCTCGGTCCTTACAGTCCCGGTAGTGATTTTGTTTCTAGGACTCACAGTGATTATGACCATCGAGGTGGATATTTTAGATATTAAAGGAGATTACAAAAATGTCAGTAAAAAATAGTACAGATCTTAAAAGTACCATAAATTCAGAGCTAGCTGATAACAATGCTGGTGCTATTTCTGCACTAGACATTAGACATAATATGGTCGATATAATTGACTCTATTGTTCCAATTGCTGCTAGCGGTGATTTTTCAACTTATCCATTTGATAATGGAATAGTTAAATTTAAAAATATTATAGATGTTGGCAGTGGTTTGTTTTTTGACACTGACAATACTTCACATTTATCTACAGAAGAAAAATATCAATGGGAGCCATATCCCGGCAGTGGTAATGTTAGTCACGATACCTTGGCTGACTTAAACACGGGAGATAAACACACTCAGTATATTACTGTTAGTGGAATAAGAATGATGACTGGTAATTTTGGTTTAGGTGGAGTAACTGAAAACTGGATTAACCATAGTGGAGAAGCAACAGTTTTAGAGACTGACAATCACGGATTGCATTTTTCTATGACCAATCCAGATACTGCAAAGTATGGAGAAGTTATTCACGTTGGTAGCGGTAATCACGGTGGAATGGAAGATACTTATACTAAGTTTAAGTTTGATTATGACAATTCAGAATACCATACTGCTAAAACAAATGCGTTAGCTTGGGTTAGTTTTAATGGATCTGCATATCTTAACGGTTCTTTAAGTGATAGTGGGCTTAGTGGTATTGCCGTAACAAGTTCTTACAACATCTCTGCTATTCATGCTAGTGGTGCTGGAACCTACAAAATCTTTTTCAAAGATGGCCTTTTAGGTGCTGGTAATACAAATTATGCAGTTATTGCTCACAGCAATGGCACAACTTCTAACTCTGGACCACAGAGTATGGACTTAGTTACTCCAGCAATAGTTGTAAGAGAAGATGATTTCTTCACCTTGGCTGTTAGAAATGATAATGGTGAATTTGTTAATTCAAGAAGAAATGACATAGTTGTGTATGGACTTCAAAGTGGCGTAATACCGGAGGCTTCAATTACTGTTCAAAACTTTACCTAATACGGAAGAATTAAATGTCACAAGCACCTAAAATAGCAGATAGAACTAAAGAGCTTTCGTATACAACTGGAACTAGTGCTTTTCTATTAGAAGGAAGCATTAATGGTTTTAGTTCGTTTGCATCTAGTTTTGACAACGGCGATGTAATATTTTACGCCGCTACTGATGGCACTGATTACGAAGTGGGGTCTGGGGTATTTACTGACTCTTCAACAGATACTATTTCTAGATTCGTCCTTGCTAGTAGTAATAGTAATAACTTAGTTTCATTTAGTGCTGGAGCTAAAGAGGTTTATTCCACTTATCCAGCTACTAATGCTGTTATGTCATTATCTGGAGTTGTTCCTAAATCAAGCGGTGTTACATTTTGGCTCTCTGATAAAACGATTGGTCATGACAGTAATTTTGTTTGGAACAGTGTTGATAATAGACTAGGTATCAATCAACTAAATCCATCTTTTTCTATTGATATTGGTGGCACTCCAGCATTTTCAACCATTCACACTTCTGGTATTCACACTGGTGTATCTGGCATATTATTTGCAAGTGGAACTACTGCTCCTGCATATATTGGTGGAAGACAGCTGGAGCATTTTGAAAGAAATATTTTAGGTGATGCAAATATACAATCTGTTATAGAACTTAGTGGAGTTGTAGATCAATACTTATTTTTAAAGCCACAAGATACTGGATTAATTTTTGCTGGCCCTGCCAGTGGATGTGGAGTTGGTTGTCCCCCTGCTAGACCAAGTTTTAGAACTTTAGTTTTATCTGATGTTCCAGATTTAATATTTATTTCTGGACAATTAATGACATCTGGTGTTACCAATGCTGAAAATATAGCTGCGGTAAGCGGAATGATGGTTGATACGCCAAGTGGTGTTCATAGCTATTTAGCTAGATGGAGCGATGATGATACTTTAGGAGCTAGTAGTGTTTATGAATCTGGTGGGGTTGTTGGGATTGGAACTGACAATCCATCAAACGGTTATAAACTTGACGTTAGAAATGGAGACATTCTAGTAGGCACTAAATTAGTCGTTGGTAGCGGTGTTTACAGTGCGTCGTCTCCGGGTGCATATTTTGGTTTAAAGCATACTCAAATGGACTCAGCCGACGAGTACATGATTATGAGTGCTGGTAGCCACACATATATTAGTGCAGAGGATATGAAAAATGTTTATATTAGAGGTGGAGGAAATAAACATGACCACCAAATTTCTGTACATGAAAGTGGCATTACCCTTGGTAAGTACAGGCCCGCAGCTAGCAGTGTAGTGCCAGAACACGATGTAGATATTGTTTATGATGACGGTAACTGTATAAGAATTGCTGATAGAAATGGAAGCGGGGTTATGCTTGGTGACTGCGCTTTATCAGCTAGCACTGTTTACGCTGGCATGAAACACACGGAGATGGCTGGTACTCTTGACTATATGATAGCTAGTAGTGGCACTCATACTTTTATAAGTGCTAGAGATGGCTCTGATGTTTTTATTAGAGGGGGAGGTAATAGCGCAGAGTGCCAGATTAGTGTTCTAGATGTTGGTGCTGGTTCTGTAGGTATTGTTTTTAATGATAATGGTGCTGACAGAGACCTTAGAATGGAAGGCGCTAGCAATGATAATCTTTTTAGAATAGATGCTAGTGAAGATAGAATTGGTATTGGAACAGATATACCCCAAAGCACATTAGATGTTAGCGGAGTAATAACTGCTGACAGTGGTGTTTACAATGTTTTGGATCTGAACCTTACCTCCCAAGCTAATCATCCTTCACACTCAGAAGGTAGAGTGTGGTATGATTCAACTAGCCACTCTCTAGTTGTCTATAATGACGAATCTCAAGTTGCACAACAATTAGGACAAGAAGAATATTTAAGAGTGTATAATAGCACTGGCTCTACTATCTTGAATGGTTCTGGTGTTAGAATTACAGGATCTTATGCAAACACAGCGCCAACTATAGCGTATGCTATAGCTAATTCTGAAAGTAATTCTAAAGTAGTTGGTTTAGTTACTCACGACATAGAAAATAATAGCTATGGATATGTTACTACTTATGGAATAGTTAGTGGTGTTAATACGGCAGCGTTTACTGCTGGTGACGAGTTGTTCCTCTCACCGACCGCTACTGGAAGTTATACAAACACTTCTCCTGAAATTCCTAATTATTCTTCTCCTCTTGGCTATGTTGTTCGTGAAGCTACTGATGGTAGTGTTTTAGTTCAGCTCGGTAAACATAAGCTTGGCGGTGGTGATATCAAGGCTATGGATCAAGGTGTCCATGTTAGCGGCATACCATTTATAGATGGATCTGGATATGGAAATGCTATAGGTCTTGCAAATGTTAATAACTTTGTTTATGACAGCGGAAGTGCAAGATTAGGAATTGGAACATCTCATCCCACATCAACGGTCTCTGTAAGTGGTCAGTTAGAAGCTCTTGAGATATTACAAAGTGGATCATCTATAGCTTTAGACACAGATCTTGTACACACATCTGGTATGATAGATAGTGTTTCTGGCAATATGCCACTACAAGGGACTATAGCAACTACAGGAACTGCGGGAACTCCGGGTCAAATTAGGTGGGATGCAAATTATATTTATGTTTGTGTAGCCGCAAATAGCTGGAAAAGAGTACAAATAAATACATGGTGATATATGCCTATTAATGTTCCACAATCTGTGTTCGATAAATACTTCGATGTGATAGACTCCACGTTTAATATATTTGGAGTTACATGTCAACTTATATCTATAGAAAAAAGAGAAGTTATAGTATATAATCCAGATGATAATGTACCAGATAAAAACTCTATAAATAATCACAGGCGAGGAGGCGGCACACATAACCGTGGAACTAAAACTATTAAAGAAACCGAAGTGTTGACCGACATAAAACTAAAAGTATATTGGGATGAAAAACAGTGGACGGGAATTACTAAAGGGATTGTCGTGCCTGACGCATCTATTCAAACAATTGGATTCATGACTGATTTACCTAAAATTTTGTCTGCAAAACAATTATTGGTACATAAAGATATTAAAGATTATAAGGAGATGAGATTTGAAAGAGTTGGAGAACACATACCTCTAGGATTAAAACAAGATAGATACTTTGCATGTTTTTGGAAGAGGGCTTAGTATGGCTATCACACTTAATCTTGTAGACACTGTGGCTAGTTTCACTAAGAAGGTTAATGCTTCTATTGCAGGAACATTCAATCAGCTTTTGTTTAGAAAGAAAAATAGAATAGACTTAGATATTAGAATGTTTGTAGAGCAACAAATTTTAGCTCAACCAGAAGTAAGAGAATTATTAGAAGAGAACGGGCCGAATAGTTTAACGGCTATGTTGGGTATTACGAATACAGAAGCTTTAAATGCAATAAACGCTTTAGTTAAAACTATTACTAGAATAATAAAAGTAAATATAGATAAAGTAGACGACAGATTAAACGGTGGTCTTGAGGTAATAATATCTGGTGTTGATGCTGGAGACATACCCGAGGCAATAAAGAGCGTACCTAACTCTAAACTAAATTGGTTAGAATGGTTATTAGAAAAAGGCGACACTCCAATTATTATTGGTTATAGATATTCAGCCTCAGATAAAGGTAGAACTGGCGGTGGGATCATGAAGCCCGGAGGTGTTTTTAGAATACCACCAAGTTTTTCAGGAACAGAAGAAGAGAATTTTATTATCAGAGCGCTGGTTGGAGAACCACAACAACAAGAAATAGAAAGAATTATAAGGAAAGCTCTAGATGTCTAATAATAATCTCAAAGGTTTTAACAGCGTTTTTGACTCAACTCTTAACAATGAGTTGCAAGATAATATTATAGAATTCCTAGATTGGAATTTGTTAGGCAAAGGTAATTATTTCAATGTTACCAAGGGGGAAACTTCTCACAGCAATCAAGATTACAGCTTGTTAAAGCTTTCTTCGTATCCACACTACAACGCTGGTCAAGCTTGGGATGGTTTTAGGCAGAACTGGGTTTGGCAAAGTGGAGTTAATCCACCTTCTGGAATGACCGCCCCGATTGTTGGCGAAAACCATATGTATCCCGGTATATCTGGCGTATATGTAGATGACACATTCTACTCTTCAGATACCACCGGAGACTATGCTCACACGGTAGATTATTTCAATGGGAGGGTAGTTTTTGACAGCCCTATCCCTACTGGTAGCAAGGTTCAGGTAGAACATAGTTATAAATATATCAATGTTATATACGGTAATAATGTTCCTTGGCTTAGAGAGATTCAATATAGAACCCTAGATGTGCCTTCTAATTTTAGTAATGGAAAAGGGGAATTTGAAATACCTTCAGAAATGAGAATACAACTACCCGCCATAGGTATAGAAGTAGTTCCAAGGAGAAGCTACAAGGGCTATCAGCTGGGTGGCGGTCAGTATATCTATACGGATGTGCTTTTTCATTGCATAGCTGAAGACGCTTACACAAGAAATCAGTTGTTAGACATGGTTTCTTTCCAAAATGACAAAACAATAACATTATTTAATAATAATAATATAGCCAATAGTGGGGCTTTTCCCATAGATTACAGGGGTGTTCCCGTATCTGGCGCTCTTAGATATCCAGATTTAATTGATAATTATCAGTCAAATCACATGAGGTTTACAAATTTCACTGTTCAGGGCATGGAAATCATAAATAGCAATTTTTCAGCAGGAATAGCTCGTTGTACAGTAGAAGTAATTAAATCAAATATCTAATTTTGTGTATATAAAAATAGAGTTTTCCAACTTACCAAGGAGAGAATATAATGGCAAATAATAGAGTATTTTATGCCTGCCAAGCCGTAGTTATTGCAAATTCTGTCAACGGCAGTCCCAGAACAATACATGGCGTACAAAGTGTGGGTATTACAACGAACTTTAATCTAGAGCAGGCATTTGAGCTTGGTCAGATTCAAATTTACGAAAATATTGAAGGTCTTCCAGATGTTGAGGTAACGCTGGAAAAGGTACTTGATGGACACCCACTTATTTACCACGCTGCAACACCCGGAGCTACTGTCAACACATTAGTTAACAGATCAAAGCTTAGATGTAATGTTGGTCTTGGTATTTACCCAGATGATCAAGATGCTGTAACTGGTGCTGCACCAGCAGAAGTTTTCATGTCTGGTATGTATCTCAGTAGTATTTCTTATACTATTCCAGCAGATGGAAATGCAACCGAATCTGTAACCTTGGTAGGAAACGATAAAAGTTGGAATACTAATGATCCCTCTCTTGTAACAGCTGCTAGAGCCTTGGAAATTCCAGAAGATGGTGGTGGTAAGGGTACTGACGCTCCATTTGCTGGAAGTGGTGTTGTTAGGCGTGAGAATGTAAACCTTTCGGCTACTATATTACCAGCAGCTATTTTTGGCGCTCAAGGAACTGGAGCTGGAAATGCTTTGCTTGATGGCTCTCCAGCTGTTCATATTCAAAACTTTACTTGTAGTACGGACTTGGCTCGTGAAGATATTCTAGAACTTGGTAGAAAAGCTCCTTACTATCGTTCGCCTAATTTCCCAGTAGAAGTAACTTCTGAATTTGAAGTGATTGCCATTTCTGGTGACTATGTTTCTTGCGAAGAGGGCGCTGATGCTAACACTTCAGAGGAAACTATTAAAGTTGTTCTTCTTAACGGCACAACTTTCGATCTTGGTACTAAGAATAGACTGTCATCCGTAACTTACGGTGGAGGTGACGCTGCTGGAGGTAATGCCACAATTACTTACTCATATAGCACCTTTAATGACTTGACAGTTAGCTCAACTAACGACCCAGCTGGTCTTTAGTATATAATTTATTAGGAACATAAAGGAAACAAACAAATGGGAAACTCCCGCAGTGAGGTTACGTAATGAACCATCATGAGCGGGAGTTTTTTATTTATAAAATTAGATCTGGAAAAGCATATTTACCTAAAGGTTTAGTAGTACACCCCTTTACAATAGAGTTAAATATAGAATCTTGTATTATATATAACAATGCCTATGAGCAAGCGTTCGACGACGACATAATGACTGAAAAGGAAACAGAGTCTTGGATGATGGATCATGGGCTATGGTCTGAAGAAAAAGAAGAAAGAGTAAATGGATTAAAGAAAGATATTGAAAAGCTTAAGGTAGAAATTTATAAATCTCGTAACAATTCAGATCTAGCAGAAAGAATCAGAAAATATATCAGGGCTGGAGAAAAGCAGCTAAACGAAGAACTACAAATTAAAAATTCTTATAATCAAAATACTTGCGAAGGGATAGCGTATACGGAAAAACTAGAATATCTCATAGAAAATAGTACATATAAAAATAATGAACTATATGACTTTGAAGATATTGGTATAAACGAAGCTTTATTTCATTGGCACAAATCTTTACTTACAGAGCAACAGTGTAGAGAACTAGCCAGAACTGAACCTTGGAAGTCATTGTGGAATATATACGAAAAGTCTGGTGCAAAGTTATTTTTTAATAAAGATGATGAGGACATAACATATAATCAAACAACACTTACTATGTGGTCTCAAATGTATGATAATATACAAGAGTCTATGGATTGTCCCACAAAACAAGTTATAGATGATGATGACATGCTAGACGGTTGGTTTATAGTACAGGCAGAAAAACGAGAACAAGAAAAAGCAGAAAATGAATTTGATAATAACACTAATGAAAAGGTAAAAAATTCTGACGAAGTATTTGTTATGGCAAAAAATGAAAATGATATTCATAGGGTGGAAAACATGAATAGTCTTGACAGCAAAATGGTAAAGAAGCAAAGAGCCGCTGTTATGAAGAAGAAGGGATCTGCTCAACAGCAAGATTTCAAAGATGAAATAATGAAACAAAAAAACAAACAAATGGAAGCCTTTAAAGGAAAATTTGGAGGAAGATAAAATGGACAAAGGAAAGACAGATTACAGACAAGCCCGTGATAGTAAATATAAAGTAGCTTCTAGAGAAAGGCTATCTAAAATCCTTAAAAAGAAAATTCAAACTACTATGATTGGAGCTTTAAGTAGTATTGAAGAAAATCTTGGCTTTTTATGGGAAGGCGACGGAGAGTCAACAAAAGATCAGCAAGTTATGAAAGATATATATCAAAAAATTAGATCTGAAATATTAGACAAAGGAAACAATCAGGCTCGTAATATTGATGCGGAACTAGCTCAGTATGATGTAGAATGGTTAAAATACTCAGTTACAATTCCAGTAATTACAAAAAAGGAGAAATAGGATGGACAAGGAAAAACAAAGACAGGTAGAGGTAAGTGTTGACGGTAAAAAAATAAAAATTATTGTCAAAAAACCAGCTGGTGCTGTTCAAAATAGAGCAACTAGACACGCTGCTAAAGTCTGGAGCGAATGCTTAACTGACGGCATTATGACTAAAAAGGAATTACGACAGTTTATGAAGACTCGTAATATATGGAATGAGGACAAAGATGAAGAAGAAAAGAATATTAGCAGGGAAATTGCAGAGCTTGAAAAAGAACTTGCTTTTGGTAAAAACGGTAGTAAAAGAGTAAGAGCCGTTGAAGGTAAAGAGACTGCTATCAAAATTAGAGAAAAGCGGATAGAATTAAGAGATCTAATTGGAGAGAGACTGTCCCTTGAAGGAAATACAGCAGAATCACTTTCTGATAATGCCAGATTTGACTATTTAGTATCTGCCTGTACTTACTACGAAAATGGCGAAAAAGTGTATAAATCACTAGAAGATTATGATGAAAGATCGGATAGCGACATAGCATTAGCAGCTGCCACAACAATGGCACAGATGATGTACTCTCTGGACAAGGATTTTGAGAAATCCCTGCCAGAAAACGTTTTTCTTAATAAGCACCACTTCACGAATAATGATGGAGCTTTAGTTAATAAGGAAGGCAAGATGGTAGATTTAGAGGGTAGAAGGATAAATGAGTTTGGTCATTTTCTTAATGACAAAGGTGATCGAGTTGACATTGACGGGAACTTATTAGACGAAGAAGGTAGGTATATAACTACTGTGGATTACGTCGATGAGACTGTTAAGAAAACTCGTAAAACAAAAACGGACGGATAGCCAAAGGGATAGTGTGCAGCATTACTAGAGAGATACTATGTCTAAATTTAATCTCACTGCACAAATACAGTTACAAGCACCCAAAAATGCTGCTCAAGTTGTAAACCAAATACAACGTCAGTTGCAGAATATAAATGTTAATGTAAATGTCAAGGGCGGTCAACAGGCTCAACGTCAGATCCAGAATATAGCTAAGTCTACAAGTCAAGCAGCTAATGCTAGTAACAAGTTAGGTAAGGCTTTAACTGCTTCTATCAAAAGATATGCTGGTTTAGCTATCGCTACTAGGGCTGTTAGTTTATTTACTAATACCCTTAGTAACGCTGTGCAAGAAGCTATAGATTTTCAGAGAGAGCTTGTAAAGGTGGCGCAAGTTACTGGCAAGTCTATGCAAGAGCTTAAAGGTCTTACTTCTGAAATCACTAGGCTATCCACTTCTTTAGGTGCTGCTTCTAGCTCTTTAATTGGGGTTAGTAGGATACTTTCTCAGGCGGGTCTTAGTGCTAATGAAACGAAAATAGCACTAGATGCTTTAGCTCGTTCTACGTTAGCTCCTACGTTTGATAATATTACACAAACTGCTGAAGGTGCAGTTGCTATCTTTAATCAGTTTAGAGAAGGCGCTGAAGCTTTAGAGAAACAGCTGGGTGCTATTAATGCTGTTGCTGGTCAATTTGCTGTTGAGGCAGGTGACTTGATTGCTGTTATTCGTCGTACTGGAGGTGTGTTTAAATCTGCTGGTGGTGATTTAAATGAACTGATTGCGCTATTTACTAGTGTTAGAGCAACAACACGAGAGTCGGCAGAAAGTATTGCTACTGGTTTACGTACTATCTTTACGAGAATACAAAGACCTAAAACTATAGAATTCTTAAGACAATTTGGTGTTGAGCTTGTAGATTTAAATGGTAAGTTTGTTGGTCCGTTTGAGGCTGTTAAAAGATTGAGCGAAGCTCTTGCTGGACTTGAACAAGGTGACTTAACATTTATTAAAATTGCTGAAGAACTTGGTGGCTTTAGGCAGATTGGTAAAGTCATTCCTTTAATTCAAGAATTTAGAATAGCTCAAGAAGCATTAAATGTTGCAATTGCTGGTGGTGATTCTCTTACACAGGATGCTTTAACAGCACAGCAGGCATTGGCTGTACAGATTGCTAAAGTTAGAGAACAATTTTTAGCATTAATTAGAGGTGTGTTTGAAAGTAAATCTTTTCAGTTGTTTGCTAAAACCTCTTTAAATATTGCGTCTGCTTTACTTAAAGTTGGTGAAGCGCTAAAACCACTTATTCCACTGCTTACTACTTTTGCTGCTATAAACATTGCCAGAGGTGCTGCTGGACTTGTCGGAGGTTTAGCTCGCCCAAGAGGATTTAACACAGGCGGTATGGTTCCCGGTAGTGGCAATAGAGATACAGTCCCTGCGATGCTTACGCCGGGAGAATTTGTAATACGTAAAAGTAGTGTTGCTA